CGACGGCATCGAGATTCTGAAGAACGGTGGGAATGCCGATGGAATTATTCTGGACGGCTCCCGCAAAATGAAACCATTGAAGTTTCTGAAGGATGCCTCGTCGGAGGAAGCCGACAAACTGCTGGTCGATCTTCTGATCAACAATATGACCTGCTCGCAGGGTGACCGCTTTTTGATTCTGTCGTGGCTGACCTGCTTTCTGCTGATCGACTTTTCCGGAACCCGGCCTATGACCCGTTTTGAAGGTTCGGCAGGTTCGGGCAAGACCACGGCCAGCAAGCTGATTTCGGCGCTGCTTTACGGTGAGCCTCAGCACAAGAAAGCCACCGATGCGGCCAACTACACCGACGGTTCCCAGAATCCGCTTATCGTCCTCGACAACATCGAGGTCAAGCAGATGACCGAGGATCTGACCACCTTCATGCTGACCAGCATCACCGGCATTGCCAAGGAGAAACGCAAGAGCGGAACAGACAGCGAGACCGTGATCGAGCGGACCAAGTGCCTGCTGAATACCACCGGCATCGAACCATTGTGCGGAGAGCTATCCGAAATTCAGTCCCGTAGCTTTGTGATCAATTTCGATATCGGCAATCAGGGCAACGACTGCTTCATCGAGTCGGAGGTGATTGCTGCTCTTCAACGCAACCGGGATCTGATTATTTCCGCTCTGATGAAACGGACCAGCGAGGTGCTGGCCATGATGAAAGACGGGATGCGGACACAGGCAATGAAGCTGCTGCACGAGGCCCTTGGCAACCATGACAAACGGCGCTGCAACGAATACCTCAGCCTGATGTATCTGATGCTACTGGCCGGGTCATCTCAGGATCAGATCGAACAGGGAATGTCGACTCTTGCCCCAGCCTTCAAACAACAGATCCAGACCATCAATCAGACCAGTCGTGAAACGGCCCGGGAATCCAACCATACGGCAACAGCACTCTCGACTTTGTTCAAGGCATGGCGAACAGCCGTGGAGGCCGACCGGAAAGACATGTACAACGATCGCCGGGTGGATCACACTCAGGAGTTCCTTGCCCGCTATCAGGTGCAGCTTGAAGAAGACGGCTGCCTCAAGGAGGTGTTGTCCCGGGAGCTGTTTGTGGCGCTCAAGCGTGTGGCCAGAGATTTTGGTCTGCGCTTTGAAATGGATTCATCGAGGCAGTTTGCCCAGCGCTTTGCCAACGACCTTGAAACCATCCGCGAGGCCGGATTCGATGTTGTCATCAGCCAGAAACGGTACGGAACCAAGCTCTACACCATCCAATCAGTCGAATAGATTTCGCACTTCATACTATCCCCAGTCAGGCCCGTGGATTCACCTCTGCGGGCTTTTTGTTTATACGCCCGACAGATGCTGGCGAAACTGTTATTTCGCTCGTAAAACGATTAGAAACCGGCATCTGGCTGATAAAATCGTTACAAAGGCCGCCGGTGTAGAAAGACCTTTCTACAATGTAGAATGTCCAAAGAGCACCTTTCTACAGCGCAAGTCACTGTTATATATGGCGTTACGCGGCAAGCGTAGAAAGTGTAGAAAGGTTTCAGAGATTACTCCCCCTTACTGTTCATTTTTTCAAACCATGGGATGAAGGCATGCCTGAAAAAAACGGGCTATGTGTGAGTAATATTTCTATACCTTTCTACACTTTCTACAAAAATATCTATAACTAACTGCTATTACTACTGTTAAGAGATGTAGAAAGGGGGTGTAGAAAGGTCCCTGAGCGTAGAAACCCCTTTCTACGCTTTCTACCATCCGACACTCAGGCTCCGGCTCCGGTAAGTAACGGGAAGAAAAATAAACCCGAACTTCCGGAGGTCACCCATGAGCCTTTTACAAACCATGCTCACGCATCTCGATTCCCCTGAGTGTGAGCCTTCCGAGCAAGCTCTGCAGCCAATTGAAAACGACAGCAGCGTACCGGAGCCTGATCTTTTTGTATCCACCGATCTGGATACCGCACAATTCGAGTGGGCCGTCACGTCCGCCAGCGATGTGGAATACAACGGCAAAATCTATCGACGTCTCGAGCCGGAGTATTTCGCATGGCTCCGGTCACGCATGCTGGCAGCCCAGTCCGCATTCAAAGCCGGTAAGCTTCCCGAATCAACATGGGAAAGCCTGAAAAACAGATTCAACCCGCTTCAAGAATACGCGGTTCAGAAATTCGGCAAAGAAGTTCTACAGCAGACATCCCGCCAGTTCAGCCCACAGAATTACCAAGCACCACGCCATGTTCCGGTAAAACCCGAGAAACCTGCAGAACCTCCCAAGAACAACTGGATTTATCCGCCAAACGAAGCTTGGAATTGTATAGAGCAAGTCAACTCCGACGCATTGGCCAAGGTTGATGCCATAAAGGAGGAAGCCATGTCCCAGAAATGGTCTGAAGCCAGGTTATACCAGAATCAGGGACGATACCGCTTCCCCTGTGGTCAGGATTACGGGCTGGTCTGCTTTGTAGGCGGTGACCGGAAGATCGGTGCCGTGACGGAAAGATATATCGAAATCATCCACAGCCCGGATACACCGCGTCCCAGCACGCTCAGGTTTCACAACCCGGATGTTCCGCAGCCGTGGTTGAAGAAAGTGGAGAGTAACCATGAGCATTAAGAAATACGCCAATGCCGAACACATCCTCCCGAGAGAGCTGCTCAAGGAGGTTCAGAAGTATCATTCCGGCATTCTTTGGATTCCAGCGCCGGGCAGTTTTTACAAGGAGCGCAGGCAGCTGGTCATTGCCCTGAAAAGTCAGGGAATCGAAACCGATGAAATTGCCAGCCTCGCTGGTATCACACGTCGCCGGGTCAATCAGATCCTCGCGGACCACAGAAAAGAAACCGAAGCCCGACAGGTTGAGGAGTCTTCCGGTATGTAAGGCTTGAGGTGCGGGAAAATGGTCTAAATCTGCCTTCCGCCCCGAACCCCGACTTGTGGAAACAAAATTGATAAACCGGAGATAACCCTTGGGAGTTACAAAAAAAGAGGAACAGAATCTGGATCGCTGGCACCGTAATCAGGGGCCAACAGATCATGAAGAAGCAAAGAGCAAGGCGGGAGCTAAAGAAGGAAACCTTCGGACGCTCAAGCATGGCATCTTTGCCGACCGCTGCCTGACTCCGGAAGAGAAGGTCATGTTCGACAGCATCATCGAAAAGCTGCATGAGGATTTTCAATTCAATAAATCCAGCGACTTCCTTCAGGTCGAGCTGGTGGGCATCTACTCGGTGAAGCTGGTTCGTGCTCAGATCGAAGGAAACACACAGGCCGCCGAGAGTCTCGACCGGATGATTCGCTGTCACATGAAGGATCTCAAGACCACCAAGATTGCCCGCGAGGGTGAGGAGCCGAAAGGTCCGCAAACGTCACCGGCCGAATGGGCCTCCGCTCTTCTTGAAAAAGTGAGTGAAGCCGCCGCCCAGAAGACCACTTCCGTGAAAAAGCCGAAAAAAAGTTCAGATAACACCAGAGCCTCAAAAAGAAAGAGCGCGAAGGATTAGGCAGTTATGGAGGCTCACGATGGCAGGAATTTCAGATAAGACGTGTTCCCGGAAATTTCAGTTAAATAAAATTTCTCGAATGGAAGGTGCAAACCATTGGTTCAGCATCAATTCCTTCCAACCCTATGCGCATAAGACCATACACAAGAAAATCAACTTTATTGGCTTATGCGCACATAACGGCATACGGCGCAATTTTAATATGCGCCCCGGGAACGAAAAAGGAGCAGCAGGAGCCGCTCCGAATGTTCAGGTCAAGGATGCGGTCAAAGTCGTTCGAGCGCATCCTCGAGCTGACCATCGACAAGGTGGGTGTAGATCTGGGTCGTTGAAATATCCCGGTGCCCCAGCGCCCTCTGCACGACAAGCAGGTCACTGGTGGCTCCGTATAGGTGGGTTGCAAACGTATGCCGCAGACCATGCGGAGTCAGGTTCTTTTCAATACCGGCCTTCCTCAGCCAGAAGGCTATTCGGTTGGCTATCTGCCGCTGGCAAAGACGTGTTCCTCTATTGGACAGAAACAGTGCGCTGCATGGCGCTGTGCTTTGCCGGGATCGTTCTTTCAAATATCTTTTCAGCAGGATGCGGAGGTCGGTTTTTATGAATTTGACCTGCACCACATTCCCTTTGGCTCTGACTCTCAGATGCTTTGCATCGAGGTCTATATCGTCCGTGTCCAGCGCTTCAAGCTCACCGATGCGGATACCGGTGCCAAGCAGGACTTCGATCATGACCCGGTCCCGCATTCCGGCAAAGCCCGTGCGGCCTTTTACCTCTTTCAGCAATCCCTTCTTTTCTGAAGCCGTAAGAAATACCGGAGGCTTCTGCGCCAGCCTTTTCATACGAACCGACCGGGCCGGGTTTTCAGATGTAAGCCCGGCATCGGTTGTCCATGTGAAGAATGAGCGGACCGCCGCCTTCAACCGATGCACCGATGCCGGTGATCGTGCTCCCGAGTTTGTGGTCAAAAGCTCTGGCGAGGATAAAGCCCGATCCAGCAGACCGGGAGTCACATCTTGGCAGCAGAGTCCGGACTGGAAGGATTCGGCCACACAGGCCACCAGTCGCAGATCCCGCCGGTATGCGGTCACCGTCCCGGCCGCTTTGTTTTCGGCCGACAGGTGGGCACAGAACCGCTCTATGGCCGTTTCCAGTCGATCACTGCTGTTCGGCATCGGTCACCTCCGTCTGCTTGCTGTGTCCCATCGGGGTGCTCTTGGGCAGCGGGAGCTCATCGATAAGTCCGGTATCCTTGGCCCAGACCAACATCATCCGGAACACGCGGATGGTCTTGGCGACGGTTCTCTCGGCCCGGGCATTGCCATTTCCGAGCTTCAGCAGCGCATCGCATTTGAGGAACTTTCCAACCTGAGTGATACGCAGCTCCTGAAGCTTCTTGTCTTTGCCGAAGTATCCCTCGATGAGATCGAGGTCCTTCCGGTAGGTGTAGAGCGTCCGCGCCTTTTTGCCGTTCTCCCGAAGATGGTTGATGAAGGCGGCTGTGGTTTCATGAATGGTCATTTCTGTCATGGCATTAACTCCTTTGTTTTTGAAGCCGGTGGCTTAGCCCAGAAACTCATCGATCTGCTGGAGCAGCTCTTCGACATGCCCGAGCGACCCGACATGCACCCAGTTGATATTCGATTGCCCGGCATCTGCGGCCAGCTTCTGCTGAATCCGCTGGATGTACTCGGCAATGTTGTCCTGGCGCTTTTGGTAGGCCGTTCTGGCGTCGTCGCTGTTTTTTACCTGTTTCATGGGGCGTCTCCTGCTTCGGTTTATGGTTCTGCGGGACCGTCCCGCGTCATGTCCAATGGCGCTTATATCCCCTTGGAAATCAAGTGTTTGCAGAGATACTTCTGCATTAATTCAACAACTCTAAAACAAAGGAGCGCAACATGTTAAAGAAAGCACTCGAATGGGTAATCCCATTGACGCTGGCCGGTATGATTGCTGGCTGCGCCACGTACAGGCCGCCTGAGCAGATTCAGTCGGCAACATCCACCCTGAACCGCTACACCCCGGAATATGTCCGGGAGGCAAACAAGGCTCTGGTTGAATCCAATCATCCGGATGCGGAACGTCTGGTCGGAATCGGCCTGCGTCTGCAGAAAGCCATTGATTCACTGGATAGCTGGGCGAACACAAATCCGGAGGACAGTGAACAATGAAACAAATACTCGAACAAAACAGCGAAGCGATCCGGGAGGCTGGTCAGGCACTGGTCGATATCGGCTCCGAGCTGGCGGCCGGGCGCATAGACGACGCATTCGAACGTATGGAAGCCGCCCGGCAGAAATACGTGGAATGGCAGGAACTCGATCAGGCCATTCTGGATATCGAGGAGGCTGTCAGTAACAGGACGAACACATTGGCGGTCCAGCAGATCCTCACAGAGCTGATCTCATCGGTTCTTGGAATTGCCATCCGCAAAGGAATGCATTGATGGGTGTCTCTGATAAGGAGCGCAGGCTGGCCGCAACACTCCGTGACCCGGTTTTGTGGGGACAAGCATATCTCTACAACCGGGACGGTTCGGCACGGTCGTATTGGGACCATCAGAAGGAAGATCTCCGCTGCTCCCATAAAAACATCATCCACCTCGATGGCCGTGACGTTGGTAAGTCGATCGTGCTTTCGACGGATGCACTGCACTATGCCTTCACGACTCGCGGCGGACAGGGATTGATTGCCGCTCCTCATCAGGGACATCTCGATACGGTCATCGAGGAAATCGAATACCAGCTGGATCACAATGAAGACTTGATGAACAGCATTGCACTCTCGAAATACGGCAAACCGAAAATCACCCGGAAGCCGTATTTCCGTTTGGAGTTTACCAATGGATCGGTTCTTTATTTCCGCCCGGCCGGTGCCTATGGCGATGCTTTCCGCTCACTTCATGTCGGCCGGATCTGGGTGGATGAAGGAGCGTGGCTTTCCGAACGCGCATGGAAGGCTCTCAGACAATGTCTAAAAACAGGCGGCCGTCTGAAAATCTATTCCACGCCCAACGGCCTGCGAAACACTACCTACTATCGACTGACTATGTCGGAGCAGTTCAGGGTGTTTCGCTGGGCATCGTGGCTCAATCCGTTCTGGACCGCTGAACGTGAGTCGGAGCTGCTGGAGTTCTACGGTGGCAAAGATACCTCGGGCTGGCAGCATGAGGTTGCCGGGGAACACGGAAAGCCTTCCTACGGGACGTTCAACGTGGAGCAGTTCAATCTCTGCCGTCAGGAATTGCTGGAATATCAGAAGGTCACCATTACCGATACCGAGCTGCGAGATTGTGAAACGGAGGAAGCCGCCTATGACCGGCTTGAACTACTGCTTAACCTGACGCCCCGAACCGGACTGTTCTGGATTGGCGGTGACCTTGGATATACAAACGACCCGACCGAGCTGGTTATCTTTCAGGAAGCCGAGGTGGGTGATCGCAGTATCCTGAAACTGGTGCTGCGCCTACACATGGAGCATGTATCGTATCCGCATATTGCCCAGACCATCGCACTGCTCGAACGCTATTTCACTCCGGCGGGAATCGGCGTGGATAATGGCGGCAACGGTCTGGCCGTAGTGCAGGAACTATTGACCCTCGACAAATACAAAGAGCTGGAACTGGAAGGCCGACTGAAAGGTTTTGACTTCGGCGGCATGACCCGGCTCACCATCCGCGACGGCAAGGAAATCAAAAAGCGGACAAAGGAACTGATGACCAGCCTGATCAACGGTGCCCTCCAGCGCAAACAGATCATCTTCCCGTCAGACGATCTGGAAATTGAAGATCAGTTCACCACCCAGACTTACACCCTGCGGGACGGTAAGATTATCTACTCCAAAGGCAACGACCACATCATCGACGCGGTCCGCTGTGCTATGCTCATTCGGGAGCAAGGCAACCTCGACCTTGCTGGTGAAGAGACCGTTTGGCTCAAGCCTGTTCTGACAGAGCCGGTCTTTTTTTGATATTTCAAGAATTTACCTTGATTTTTTGCCGATAATCAGACATATTCTTACCAGATGTTTATATGTGTGGATTATTTGTCTGGAGACGCAAGTGAAAACAGACCCGGTTAAAATATTTCGTAAATGCGGCGGTCAGCTTCGCATGAGCGAGGCGATTGAACAAGGCATTACCCGTTACATGCTCTATTCGCTTCGAGACAAAGGGATAATTGAGCAAATCAGTAGAGGCGTATATCGGCTGGTTGAGCTGCCTCCTGTCAGTAATCCTGATCTGGTTACTGTTGCCCTGCGATATCCCAACGCCGTCGTCTGTCTAATCTCTGCACTCTCGTTTCATGAAATTACCACACAAATACCACATGAGGTTTCAATAGCCATCCCCCGGGACTCCCATCCGCCATCACTCGAATATCCACCACTGCTTGTTCACCGATTTACAGATCAGGCTTACCAAGCAGGGATTGAGGAACATCAAATTGATGGAGTTACCGTAAAAGTATATAGCCCGGAAAAGACACTGCCCGATTGCTTCAAGTTCCGGAACAAAATCGGGATGGATGTCGTCCTTGAGGCACTGAAGCTTTACAAGGGAAGGAAGAAGTTTGACCATAGAAAGATTCTGGAATACGCCAAGATTTGTCGGGTTGATAAAATTGTGCGCCCATATCTGGAGGCAAGCATATGAAATCGCCCCAGAACGTTTCCGCCTCGGTAAGACAACGGCTTCTCAATCGGTCGAAAGCTGACAACCGTTCATTCAATGAGCTGCTTCAGTATTATGCCATGGAGCGGTTCTTATACCGTCTGTCTCTGTCAGATCACGCGCAGCATTACATCCTCAAGGGAGCACTCATGCTCCGGGCTTGGAAGTCACCAGAGTTCAGGCCGACTATGGACATTGATATGCTGGGAAAGACCGGAAACGAAGAAGAAAATATTACCGCGCAGATCCGGGATATACTTGCCATGGAAATTGAGCCTGACGGTTTAACCTTTGATTCCGATTCCATTCAGATGGAGCGAATCACCGAAGATGCCGACTATGAAGGAATCCGAGTGAGGTTTCGCGGTGCTCTGGGCACTACCAGAATCAGCATGCAGATAGATATTGGATTTGGAGACATCGTTTATCCGGGACCTGAGAAAGCAGAACTACCTTGCATGTTGGACTCTCCGGCACCATCGCTTCTTTGCTACAGCCGGGAAAGCGCCATTGCCGAGAAATTTGAGGCAATGATAAAGCTTGGACAATTGAATAGCCGCATGAAGGATTTTTATGACATCTGGCTTTTGTCTCGTCAGTTTGAGTTTGAATTAAGCAGTCTTGCTGAGGCTGTAAGGCTTACCTTCAAGCAACGCGGGACGGAATTGAATGAGCCTATCGATGCCTTTTCAGCAGATTTTATTTCATCACGCCAACCGATGTGGGCAGCCTTCCGTAAACGATTAAAGCAGGATCATGTTCCTGAATCCTTCCAAGAGATGGCGACTGAGGTCGAGCTGTTTCTGGAGCCGGTAATCAAAGGTATATCCGATCATATCACTTGGAAACCGGCTGGCCCATGGTCATGATCAATTTTGTAAAACCTCTGCACTTGTGAATAAGTGAAGAGGTTTTGTCTTTTTTGACTGCGTGCATATCACTCTCCCCAATGTTACAAATTTAAGAAGATTGTTCGCCATCTTCTTAAATTTACAACAAGCACCCACCGCCTTTCCGACGTTTTTCCTCTCCATCCGGTAAGTAACCCCAGTGTTGCCGTGATCGCCCCACAGCGGGGAGATGTGCGGCCGTTAAACCGGAAATAACCCGAGAGGATTACGTGGATACAAACGCCCAGCCAGATACCGAGCAGCCTGACAACGAATCCAATGGATATGCCATTGTGCCCATGGCTGCAGCGGCAGCCCTCGATGCATCTGCCTTCAGCAAGGTAAACGCGTCGGACGCGGTTCCGGCCACATGGGAAGAGCGAGCCAGAAAGGCTTGGGAATACTATGTCGAAGAGCCGCTGGTAAAGAACTGCGTCAATTCATGGCGCACCTTTGCAGTCGGGGATGAGATCAAAATCACCAGTGATGACGAGACGCTGAAAGACGATGCGGTCAGCACCGCATGGCGACTTAACGTCTCGGAATTCATAAAGGACATGATCCTTCAGCTGCTCGTCAAAGGCGATGCCGTTGGGTTCAAGCGCTATGCAACTTCCGGTTAGGACATCGAGGAAGTGGTATGCGTCAATCCGGTTTCGGTGAAGGTAAAGTATGCCCAAGGCGATCTCATTGAAGCCAAGCAATACGCCGAAGATTCAGGATCTGCAAGCGACCCCATCGACCTTCCGGTGGATCAGGTCATCCACTTGAAATGGGATGCCCCGGGCTTTTCACCAAGAGGCAACTCACTTGTTTTGCCCGCCTTTCAGGCCATCGAACTGCTGCGTGACTACCGCCGAGCCGAACAGGCTATTGCCAAGCGCTGGGCCACTCCGTTTCGCTTGCTCAAAGTGGGCGGAGCCTTCGGACAAAAAATGGTGATGCCCGACCAGCGGATGCTGGAACAGGTCCGTGACATGGTCAACAAGATGGATATGAAAAGCGGCCTTGTGGTCCCGTTCTATGTGAATGTGGAAACTCACGGCACCGATGGCCAGGTGCTCAACGTCGAAGACAAGGTCAAGGAGGTCAAAGAAGACATTGTGGTGGCGCTGGGCCTTTCCCGGTCCTTGGTAACCGGCGACGGTCCCAACTTTGCCACGGCTTCTGTTAGTATGCAGAAAATGATGGTCATGATCCGGGAGATCAAACAGGCCGCCCGCAAACTACTCGACTGGGTCTTCGATGACTGGATGGAACTGAAAGGCCACGCCGACAAATCCCTGCAATTCATCTTCAATGACCTCGACCCAAGTGATGCCGTCGACTTCAAGAAGCTGCTCATCGAGCTGTATGACCGCAAATTGATCAGCCGCTCCAGCCTGCAGCTCAAGATGGATCTGGACCCGGATATCGAGGCTGCCAACCGCGAGACTGAGCGCAAGAACATCGACCTGATGGATGAAAAACAGGTGAAGCCGGTCGTTGATATGGTGGTTTCCGGAATAATGAGTCTGCCCAGCGCAAGAAAGATGCTCGGTATTCCTGCTGACGGCAATGATCTCGATACCGAGGCACACTATCACTGTTCAGCGGAGCTGGAAGCAACGGCGGCAACTTCCCTGTGTGATGAGTGCAGCCACTTCAACCCCGAGTCCAATCGCTGCCGGGTACACAACACCGAGCGCACCTTCGATTCCCCGGCCTGCAGGTTTATTGATCGCCGAGAGTCCTGACCATGCCTTCCGACCTTAAAGAACGCATTCAGGCGGCAATACTCAAGAGCCTGAAATCCCGCAACCGTTACAATGATTCCATTGCCGCCCAACTGACTCAGTCCCTCAACAAGGCTGAGCAGGAAGTGGCTCAAGCCATTTTGAAATACCGTAGCCTTGGATCTCTGCCGGACAACAAGCTGGCTGCGTTGAAAGGTCTGGAGAAATTACAGGGCGAGTTGAACGAGATACAGAGCCAGTTGAAGCGGGACCAGACACTTGTTTTCCGCAAGAGCACCAAGGATGCTTTCAAGGGCGGCATCGCTCAGGGTATTACCGAGCTGACATCCGCATCACTGCCATTCTATGCCGACCTCAAGCCAGATGGTATCGACAAACTGGCCACCAAAGTGTTCTCCATCGTCGACACCAATGCCCTCGACTTCATGACGCAATACAACTTGACGCTTGCCGGTGATGTAAATCGGGAACTGGCTGACGGTATAAAGCGCGTGATCATGCAGGGCATCATAGAAGGAAAAGGTACGGATGAAATTGTCCGGGACCTCGGACGGGTTGTCATCTACAAAGACTCCTTCAAGCAGGCCGGAACAAAAGTCTTCAGCAAGGCGCAGTACCGTATGGAAATGATCGCCCGGACCGAGGTGTTGCGGGCGCACAACATGGGGCGAATCAAGTTCCACCAGCATGTCGGAATTAAAAAGCTGGAATGGATGACCATGGGTGACGAGCGAACCTGTCCGGTCTGTGGTCCGCTCAATGGTAAAACCTTCCCGATTGATAAATTCCCGGGGCAACCGGCACATCCATTTTGCAGATGCACCAACCTTCCTGTGTTGAGTGATATCAAACTGAAAAATATTTGAGACGCCTTTCCGACACATTTCAAAGCCTTCCGGTAAGTAATCGCTGAAACCTCCCGCTCGCCCGGTGCGATCGGGGCAAATAACAGTGATTGAACCGGAGAATTTGATGGAAATGTTTGCCACTGACCTGGAAAGGCTGGCGTTCCTCCTTGAGGCAGATGCGGCGCTCGCAATCGATCCCGACGAGCTCGGGACCGATGCAGCCGAACAGAAGGCTCCTGAAGAGCAGCCCCCGGAGAAACGCCCCAAGTACATCACCAACTACATCGGCAGCAAACAGAAACTGGTCGACTGGATCTGGCGTAACACCCCGGACAGAGTTTCCTCCGTTCTGGATGCCTTTTCCGGCTCGGCCGTTGTTGCTTACATGTACAAATCCAAAGGGCTGCGGGTTTTTGCCAATGACCGTCTTCGCTACAGTCACCACGCAGCCAGAGCCATTATCGAAAACAGCTCGACGAAGCTGTCCGAGGCAGAGATCGAGAAGCTGCTGGCGGACAATCCCAAAGCCAAAACCTTTGTTAAGGACAATTTCAAAGGGATTTTCTTTGCCAAAGGTGTCCATGCACTCATCGACTCGTTGAGAGCCAATTGTGACGATCTGTCCGGATACAAAAAGGACATCGCGCTGTTTGCCCTCGGTAAAACCTGCATGAGCGGCAAAGGCGGATTCGGCCACTTTTCGTCTTCCACCGATTACGGCAAGCGTCAGGACACCCCTGACGAATTCAAAAAACGCCTGAAAGCGAATATCGAGCGGATCAACGCCCTGATATTCGATAACGGCAAGGAAAACAAAGCCTATCGCGGGGATGTTAACGAGATCCTTCCCAAGGTGAAGGCTGACCTCGCTTACTTTGATCCGCCGTATGCCACCGAGTTTTCGACCACCAATTACGAAAAAGCCTATCACTTTGTCGAAGGGCTGATGACGTATTGGGACGGCCTGACCATTAAGGCGGATACCAAGGTCAAAAACTACGAAACCAGCCATGTGACGGTCACCAAGGGCAACGCCTCCGACTTCTTTCAGGAGTTTCTCGGCAACGCCACCCATATCCCGCACTGGCTTATTTCATACCGAGATCATGCCTATCCGAACGAACAGCAGATGAAAAAGATCATCGGCGGTCTGGGGCGTCAGAGCCGGATGAAAACCAAGGACCATAAATACTCGATCACCTCCAAGCATGGCGAGGCTTCCAGTGCCAAGGAGCGTCTTTTCGTTTGCCTGAAAGATAACCAGTCCCATGCGGATACCGAGCAGGCGGCAAAGCCTGTACCGATGGCTGCCGCCGCCAATATCCATACATCCATCCCGGTGGAACTCTGCCTCAATGAAAATGCGGGACTGAACACCGAAGCGATGAGCGGAGGTCTGCCGGGTGATCCCCAGTTTACCTTCATCCTCTGTCGAACCGGCACCAATCGGAATGGTGACCATTTCACCGCTGAAGAGTTGGCCACGAGGCACATGACCGTCATCAACAAGAAAGTCGACCTGCAGCACTCGCAGGAGTTTGTCGACATCGTCGGCGGGATTGTGGCGGCCGGGTCGAATGCGTGGGTGAACTCTATACCGGAGACACGCCCAATGCCCAGCTGGCCTACAAGCTCATGAAGCGAGGCATCATCACGCAGGTATCGATGGAGTGTGATTACGAAGAAGGTGAATGCTCCGTCTGCCACAAGCGCTTCAAGAGCAAAGCCGATTACTGCACTCACCTCAGAAAATTTAAGGGCCGTGAACTCGATGGGAAACCCGTCTTCGAGATTCTTCACGGCGTGACTTTTACGGGCCTGGGCCTGCTGGACCGCAAAGGGGCAGATGAAAATGCCCGCATTCTGCAGGTGGCGTCGGTTCAGGAACCATCTGTTGAACACCAACCCAAAGGAGATCCAACTATGGACGAAAAAACCGAGAAACCAGATGAGTCGTCCGCCGACGCCGCTAAGAAAAAACAGGAACGGCAGGAAGACAACCCGGCTCCCGGAGGCGAGCTGGAAAAGGAAAACCGCCAGCTGAAAGCTCAGGTGGCCGAACTTCAGAAACGCATTCAGGAGCTGGAGGCCGAACAAAAGGCTGCCGCTTCGAAAGCCCGCGCTCACAAGTTGATTTCAAAGCTCGAAAAGCAAGGCATGGATTTCGGCGAAGATCGCGACACGGAACTCAAGCGTTTGGCGGAGCTGTCGGACGACGCCTTTGCCGCCACCGAGGCCGCCTATGAAAAGATGGCCAAAAGCTCCAAGGCGGATGCCAAGGCTCAGCCGGAACCGGAAAAAGAGCCTGAAAAGCAGAAGTCCAAAGCATCGAGCGAAACACCCATGCGCAGTTCCGCCGGAATGAGACCGCACGATGTGGATGATCGCAAGCTCTCCCTCGAGGATCGCCTGCGCAGCGGCTTCATGGCTGCCTACAACAACCGTGTCGGTAACGAATCGAACGAAACCGTGGAAATCAACTAACAAGGAGAAGAGCTATGTCTTTTATCAATCCATGTCACAGGGGCCTCGCTTACGGTGACGGCTATATGCAAGGCGATGGCCAGCTTGGCCATCTGGTGAGTCTGGCAGGAAACGATCTGTTTTCAGTCAACACCGATCCGGAGGTCCGTTCTTTCGGCATCCTGATCAAGGATTACGCAGGCGCTGAAATGCCCGGCATCTACTGCAACGGCGGGGTGTACGAAACAGATGTCTTCGAAGGGACAATCAATCCCGGGGACGATCTGAAGGTTTCGGCCACCGGCAAACTTGAAGGCGGAAGCATTACAAACCGGCAGCATGTCATCGCTCAGGCCATTTCCGTCCAGAGCGGCGTTTTGAAATTCAAACTGCTTATTTAACCACAGGAACTGTACACATGAAGAACAACCCAATGAACATTCACAGCCAGGAATACATGGAGACCATGGCAAGGCTCATGAGTGAAGCTCTTGAGTCCCCGGAAGGGATGCAGGCGTTGGCTGCTGCAATTGCCGCTCCGATTGAACAGGAAATCCGGCGCAAGGAAATCTCCTCGCTGCTGCTGACCAAACACACGCTGCCCAAGGGGGAACGTCCGCTTTACCAGAAAAAGCCGACCGTCAAAGCCCACTGGATCAGCAAGGACGGTGAAGCACAGGAACAGGAGATCGGCAAGGATGAAGTCGAGTTTCCGACCAACCGCATCCATTCCAATCCGATGGTGGATATCTCCGTTCTCAAGAACGGCAACATCGGCACGCTGATGGATATCCAGACCAGTGCCTCGGATGCCATTCGAAAAGAGATGGACCGCAGAACCATCTCTGTGTTGTCGGCTGCGGTTCCGACTGCCAATACCGTTGAAGTGGCCGGAAACACACTGACCGAGGAAGCCCTTAACGAGGCGATCTCCATCATCGAGGACCTCGAGTTGTCGGTGAAGTATATCGTCATGCGTGGTCGCCGCTTCAATGATCTGCGCGGCTGGGATCTCGATCCTCAGACCAAGCTGGAGCTGCGTCAGAAAGGCGTGGTTAAAAACTACGGCACCGGCGGCATTCTGCTGACGGCATCCATGCCCCTCGATGAAATCCTGATCATTCCGGATGAAGAAGTGGGCAAAATGCCGGTCCGTGAGAAGCTCAAAGCCGAATCCATCGACCAGAAGACCCGCTTTAAAACCGGCTGGCTGGTATGGTCTGAAATCGGTCAGGGCATCACCCGCCCGGACGTTCTGGCCCGAGTGAAACTTGGTGTTTAATGCCGAAGGAGGAATCATGTTGGCGATAAAAAATGTCCGTCCCGGCATTCTCATCATCCCGGATGCCGGGCTTAAGTTGTTTCCCGGAGAGGTTGCGCCTGTTGAAGAGCAGACAGACCAGATCAAACACTGCCTGCAAACCGGAGTGGTGATACAGGTCGACAAGGAGAAAGCAGGCAATGCTTCCTCTCAGGGCAAGCAGGATCAGGATGGTGATCTGAGCAAGCTCAATGCGACCGATGCCATATCTAAGGTCAATGAAGAAGCCGATCCGGCCAAACTCAAAGGCTATATGGAAGGCGAAAAACGTAGAACCGTGATCGACGCGTTGAAGAACCGTCTTGCGGAGGTTGACGTTGACGCTTCCTGAGCTCATAGCCGACCTGCGTATCGACCTGTCCGATCCAGATGCGTCTCTCTTTGTGGATTCAACACTGGAGAGATGCGTCCGGAAGGCTGTTTTTAAGCTGTCCCGGGATGCGGAGATTACTCTGATCATCGAGGGCGAGCAGATTCTGCCGGACATCAGCGGTGAACTCAGAGAGCTGCTTCTGCTGCTCGGGCAGATACATGCCTGTCAGGTGATGCGCTCTGCCACCGCTAATGCCTTCTCGTTTTCCAGCGGCGACAAACGGGTCGACAAATCCAAACAGCCTGAACATTGGGCCAAGCTCGAAGTAGATCTGCTGGATGAATACCGCAAAAGGCTTGCCGCATTGAAGCCCGGAACCGAGGTCAACGAGGATGGCTACATCATTACTCCCGGCGGTCTTAAGCCGGTGATTTACGAACAGGGAATCTGCCTTGAAGAGGACTGCTGATGCTTTTGACAGATCGGGAAAAAGAACAGGCCGTGAAGGATGTCAGAGAACTGATTGTCTCCTCCGGCATCACCGCCACGGTGCTGCGCATTGTTCCCGGTGAAAATCTGTACGGAAGTGACGATCAGGAATATACCCCAGTCAGCGCGATCCCCGTTGAAATAGTCCACACACCTCCGGAAGACCTCGCCGGAAAAATCGATGCCACCGTCTCCGTTCTACCGGAAGCTGACGTGCTCCCGGAGGACAGGCTCCAGATAGAGACAGTCACATACAGAATACAGACCCTTGAAGAAGAACACTTCTTTGGAGTCATTACCCACCAATCCATCAAGCTGGTGACAATTCATGGGCGTTAAACGGACCGGTGACTGGAACAAGGCCAAAGCCAAACTGAATGGCACTCTTGGACCCCGGATCGCCATGGCTCTCCAGCAGGCCACCATCCGCAATGCCCTGTTTCTTGTTCGGGAGATTCAAAGGGGTATCCGCAATCAGGCCCCCGGCGGACAGGCTTTTGCCAAGCTGGCCGATAGCACCATCGCCCGCAAGGGCTCCAGCAAGGCGCTTATCGACACCGGTTTTCTGATCAATTCCATCACCCAGAAGATCATGGCGGACAAAGCATTTGTCGGTCTGCTCCGGGGAACCGTCAACAAGGACGGTGAAAGCATGGAGAATATCGGCGCTGTCATGGAATACGGAGCCTCCATCAACCATCCGAACGGGGCGACCATTATCATCCCGGCCAGACCTTTTCTTCATCCCGTTATGCAGAAATACCGCAAAGAGATTGAGCAAAATTACAGGCAGGCCCTGAAATTTCTTTCATAAAGAGAAAAACCGTTTGACATCAATCAGCGCTTTCATATGTTTGAAACATAGGGTATACCCCTATATAGTCGTCCCTGAAAAACAACTTAAGTCTTTGCTATAGAATATACAGAATTTCTTTTTTGTGTTATTTTTTGACCATGATTATTAACTTTACACTAAAAAAACGGTCAAATTAATGAAACCAAAATCGTCACATTCCAGTCATCATAGCTTTCTTCATCAGAGTTTAGAAAACCTTTTAAATCCATCAGATAAACTTTATAAACTCGCCAATCGTATTCCCTGGGACGAGTTTGAAGAAAGCTTCTTAAGTTTGTACTCTGATGAAGGTCGTCCTGCCAAACCAATCCGTTTGATGGTTGGTCTTCTACTGTTAAAACAAATTGAAACCCTATCCGATGAAGTAGTAGTTGAACGTTGGGTTCAAAACCCTTACTATCAATACTTTTGTGGAGAAATTGAATTTCAGTGGAGTTTTCAATTGATCCAAGTGAGCTGGTTTATTTTCGTAAACGCATAGGCAAACAAGGCCGTGAAAAAATCCTTCACGTTTCAGTTAATCTTCATGGTCAAAAAGCTGTGGAAAAAGAAATCCATATTGACACAACTGTTCAGGAAAAGAACATAACTTATCCAACAGACAGTAAGCTGCATCGTAAAATAGCAGATCAGTGCATAAAAATTGCTTTTATTGAACAGGTGAAGTTGCGCAGAACCTACAAAAGAACTTTACCGAAACTTACTAACGCTCAGCATAATCGTTCCCACCCCAAACGTCGTAAAGCAGCCCTTAAAGCGGCACGCAGGTTAAAGACTATTGCAGGTTCGCTTCTTCGTGATTTACAAAGAAATCTTCCTGAAGAACGACTTCGGTATTACGAAAAACAGATAGTCCTTACAAGCGGCAAAAACAAAAAAAGCGATTTAGAAAACGAGCAGGAATAGAACCGATAATTGGGCGTTTAAAGTCTGATCATCGAATGAAAAGAAACTTTTTGAAAGGCATCATTGGAGATCAAATCAATGTTTTGCTCGCTGCTGCTGCCTATAACATGAAAAAATGGATGAATTCCATTTTTGGGCCCGTTATTTTTCTAGTCTTTCATGCCAAAATATCAGAAAATAAAAAACTAAAACTTATGAAAGTTTATTAACTCGTCTCAAAAAAGGCTTTTTCAGGGACGACTATATACTATACATTAACTATCAAGAGGAATAACAGATGGCTCTTTGCGGAACAGATCAGGATAAAGAACGTTTGATTAAGCGGCTGAATCGTATTGAAGGTCAAATCCGGGGATTGTCCGGTATGATCGAAAATGACCGTGATTGCATTGAGGTCCTCCGGCAGGTGGTTTCCGTTTCAGGTGCTATTAGAGGTGTCTGGACACAAATCGTGGGTGACCACATTAAAGGCTGCATACAAAATGCAAGCATTCAGGATGGCAACAGTGATCAGCTCATCGATGAATTGGTCGATCACCTTGGAAAAATCAGATGACGTGAAGATTTATAACAAATTTAAGGATGTTGTTTTATGCATGAGGAAACTTTGAAACAGATACGTCATGAACATGATTTCGATGGCGTTACTCAGGAAAATGAAAAGAAAACACTGCAAGTGATAATCCTAACCGGACTCACAATGTTCGGTGAAATTATTGCCGGAGTTCTTACCGGATCAATGGCTCTTTTGGCAGACGGATGGCACATGGGAACCCACGCTTTTGCGCTGGGGATAACCTATTTTGCATATGTAATGGCGAGGAAGTTTTCCAATTCTTCAAAGTTTGGTTTCGGTACCGGAAAAGTTGGAATTCTCTCTGCCTACACCAGCGCATTGTTTTTGGGTGGCACTGCAATTTACATGATGGTCGAGTCGGTCGGACGTTTTATTCATCCAGTGCCCATCGCTTTTGATGAGGCTATTCTCGTCGCAATTGTGGGACTTGCGGTAAATGTTCTAAGCATATGGTTGCTTCACGGAAAAGGGGAACATCACCACCACGATCACGACCATAGCCATCATCATGATCATCACCACCACGATCACGACCACAATCTTCGGGCTGCCTATTTACATGTAGTCGCGGATGCGTTGACTTCGGTTCTGGCAATTGTGGCTCTTGTGACCGGAAAGTTTTTTGGCTGGGTGTTCCTCGACCCGGTCATGGGGATCGTTGGTGGAGTATTAATCGCAAAATGGGCGTGGGGTTTGCTTCGAAGCAGCGCTTTCATACTACTTGACGGGAATGGCAACAAAGATGTCCACGAGGCTGTAGTTAATGCTATTCAATCTGACGGAGACAGTGTGGTTGGAGACCTTCACATCTGGCCTCTAAATTCAAACGATTTTGCAGCGACGATCACAGTCGTCACAAAAGAAAGTCGAACACCATCAGATTATTGCTCCCGTCTCTCTGAAATTTCCAAACTGAAACATACAACGATTGAGATACACAATTGCTCGGATCAATTATGCGAGTGTAATCAGACCTGATATCCGGGTTCCCGGTCCGAAATAATCAAAAGGAGAATCAGCCCTATATTGAATGGGGCTATTCTACTTTTCTATTCCCTCCCTTCAAACAACTTTCAATCTCAACAACTCCCCGACACATCCGCTGCGCTTCCGGTAAGTAATCTGGCAGAAACATCCGGAGGCTACCGTGAGCACAATACGAACCGTTACAGAAACACTGATCAGGCAGGTCAAAGCCGACATCCACCCGGATGCCGTGCTGGTTCTGCCTGATGATGTTTTTGAAGTTCAGCGCACGCCCAGCATCATTCTGCAGGGGCCGCGAGTCAGCGAAAACAAACTGCGCCGCAGCCAAAGCCGCCTGATTGAAAAGGACGTGGACGCTCTGTCATTCGAGGAGTGTTCTTTTCCGCGTCTCTATCATCTCGACTTTGACCTGATTGTGACTGTGGACCGTGAGGTCGAACTCCTTGAATTCCAGGAGTCGGTCTCCCGCTTTATCCAGCGCAATCCCGTTTTGACCATCACGGATCAGGGCCAACTCAACCTGACGGAGATCGCTCCGCTGGGCGGCCTCAACCGGGTCAACCTTTCCAATCTGAAGCAAAGCTCCGGACGCATCCGCATTGAAGATTGTCCTGTTTACAATGGCGAAATCAGAAACGGCCATCTGATCAAGGACCGAACTTTCCAGTTTCACGGCAGCGTGAATGAAGAACGAACCTATGAACCCAAAGGAGATGAACAGTGATTGAAATCAGAAACCTTCAGTTTCAACTGCTCACCTTCAATCTGGCCGGAGACAGAACATTGCATCTCGGCCCGCGTGAGCGCACCTCGATTCCGCAAAAGGATATCTCACCAGAAATCTTGCTTGCTGAAAAACGCGGCTTGGTGGGCCTTTCAAAACCGGAAGAGAAAAAGCCCTCCGTTTCAGATGAGACGGCTGAAACCACTGAACCCAAAACCACGAAACGGAGGAAATAACGATGCCTGCCTATCTATCTCCCGGCATTTACACCCGGGAAACAGACTTCATTTTTTATGTAAAGCAGATCTCCACCTCGGCGGTGGCCATGGTGGGTATCACCGAAAAAGGCCCGGTCAACAAACCGGTGCTGGTAACGAGCTGGGAGCAGTTCATCAATAAATTCGGCTCCTACATCAATGAAGGACACCTGGCTTATGCGGCCAGAGCCTTTTTCGACAATGGCGGTTCGATCCTCTATGTCTGCCGTGTTGCCCACTATACCGATATCACCGACAAGAGCACGCTGACGGCATTGAACTCAAACATGACCATTGCCAATCGCAATGCGACACCGGCACCGGCCCTTCAGGTCAATGCGGCCAACCCCGGGACATGGGGCGACCGTATTTCCGTGACGGTCGAGGACGGTTCACTGGACCCGGCCAACACCTTCAATCTTGTTGTCAAATACAAAGACAACATCGTCGAGGTATTCAAAGACCTCTCCATGGATGAGACGTCGGCCAATCATGTGGAACTCATGATCAATGAGGTCTCGGATTACATCACTGTCAGCGACCTTTCTCCGAGCACCGGAACAGCTGAAGACAGGCCCGTTGCAGGCACCTATCAGCTTATCGGCGGCGATAACGGCCTCACCGGTGTGACCGATTCGGATTATATCGGCGACCCGTCCCAGCATACAGGGCTCTATGCCTTCGATGAGATCGATGCACTGAATCTGCTCATGGTCCCCGGTGTTACAATCGTCCCGGTTATCAATGCCGGAATCACCTATGCGGAGAACCGCAAGGACCTGCTATTCATTGCCGATACGCCGTTCATGCTTGAACCGCTGGAGGTCGTTGACTTCAGAAAGGGCCAGGGAACCTACACCCACGCGGCATTCAACTCGTCTTACGCAGCTCTTTATTATCCATGGCTGGAAAGCAGCGATCCCATCACCGCCCGCAAGAAATACATCCCACCCTGTGGCGCTGTAGCCGGGTGCTGTGCCCGAAGAGACCAGAAGACCTACGTCTGGTGGGCTCCGGCCGGAATCGACCGTGGCCGCATTTTCAACGCGGTATCGGTCGCCTACAAAACCAGCCGTGGCGAACGCGATGTGCTCTATCCCGAAGGGGTCAATGTCATTGCCGTTTTCCCGGACACCGGTATCAACATCTGGGGCCAGAAAACACTCCAGAGTCAGCCTTCAGCGGTGGACCGAATCAATGTCCGTCGCCTGATGATGTACATGGAGGAAGCCATCTCCGAGTCATCCCGTTTTGTGGTGTTCGAGCCGAACAATCCGCAGACATGGCGGGCGCTCGGTCGTCTGATCAATCCCTTCCTGCAGGACATCAAGGAGAAAGGCGGTCTCTATGGCTACGCCTTCCAGTGTGATGAGGAAACCAACACTCCGGCGGTTATCGATCGCAATGAAATGATTGCCCGGGTGTTCGTCAAGCCGACCAAGACAGCGGAATTCATCGAGCTGAATTTCATCCTGACCGGCACCGGCGCGGACTTCAGTGAAATCATTTAATCAGGAGAGAAAACCATGAGAAGTGGAAATATGCCCAAGAGCCTTTACCAGAACTGGCAGTTTGCCATCGAGGTGAACGGTTTTGACGTGGCCCTGTTTCACAAGGGACAGGAGCCGAAAACGGAATTCGAGGAAGTGGCCTTTGCGCCTGCTGGTTCCATGTTCGACCAGAAGGTGGCCGGACGCGTGAAGTTTGAGGACATCACCCTTGAAAAAGGAATCCTTCAGGACGGCTCTGACGAGGCGGCCCGGGAATGGGTGAAAAAACAGGTTGATGTCAATGCGGTGACCGGCGGTCTGCCTGCCGATTATCTGAAGGACATCGATGTGGTGCGCTATGACCGCAGCGGGAATGAGACCAGACGCTGGACGCTGCATGGCGCATGGATCAAGACCTTGGAATACGACGAGCTCGAAGGCGGCAATACCGAAAACACCATAGAGAAACTGACCATCTGCTACCAGTACTGGACCTGATAAACAAGGAGTGAAGCAATGTATACCTACGAATTACCCAGTGGCATCGAGATCGAACTCAAGGAGATGACCGGTGCCGAAGAAGAGCTCCTGACCAATCAACGCCTGATCCGCAATGGAGAGGCGATCAATCAGGTGCTCAGAAACTGTACCGTCCGCCTTGGCGAGAATGAAAAGCCAGCGGTGAAAGATATTCTCGATCTGCTCTCGGGCGACCGCCTTTTTGCATTGGTAAAGCTGCGCCAGATTTCCCTCGGAGACGAAGTGGAACTGGAACTGACGTGCCCCAATGCCTCGTGTCGCATGACCAACTATGTGACGGTCAGTCTGGAGGATCTCAAACTCACTCCTTACACCGAGGAGCGTGAGTTCGAATTCAAGCTGCCCGGCTCCAAGAAAGCGGTCCGTTTTGGTCTGCTTGACGGACATAAGGAGAAACGGCTGGCCGCCTTGCGCGAGCCGAACATTTCATCGGCCATGATGATTCGACTTATCGAGATTGACGGAAAGGCACCCAGCAAGAAATCCCTCGCTGAAATGTCCATGCGTGACCGCAGTGCCCTGCGACAGGAAATGGCTCGGGTGGATGCCGGTATCGATACAACGGTCGAAGTCGACTGCGATGGCTGCTGCACCCGGATCAGAACACGTCTCGAGGCCGAACCGGCTTTTTTATTTCCAGGAGTTCGCTTGTAAGCGACAGCTTCTTTCTCGCCTATGGCGGGCTCCACTGGAGTTATCAGGAAATCCGATCACTGCCGCTCAAGCTTCGACAGCAGTTTGTGGAAGCCTTGGAGCGGCAGATTGATTTTGAACGGGAGCAAATGGATAAGCGATGATGAATAACGACCTTGGACTGGGCATTGTCGTATCGATGAAGGATGCGTTCTCGCAGAACGCCCAGCGCATTGAAAGTTCGATGACAAGCCTTGACGGAACCGTCGCGGCCGCCAGTGAACGCATGACCAGAAATCTGGATCGTATCCAGAAAGGCACCATGATGGTTGGTGCCGGTCTTGCGCTCATGGCCGCGCCCGTTGCCTTGGTCGCATCCACCGCTGCCACTCAAAAAGCCCTCGGGGAATTGGCCTCATTGGGTGTCAAAGATCTCGGAGCAATTGAAGATGCCGCAGAATCGTTCACAAACCAGTGGTCGGGAGCCAACAAGGCAGCCTTCATCACGGCCACTTACGATGTGAAATCGGCGCTATCCAATCTTAGCGATGAGGCGGTCGGCGTCTTCACCAACATGGCTGGTCTCACAGCCAAAGCCACCAAAGCGACCACACAGGAGATGGTTGGGACTTTCACCACAGCTTACGGCATCTTCAAGCCCATCATGGCGGATATGACCGATATGGAATGGGCTACCGCCTTTTCTGGAGCCATGGCCCAAACCGTGGCGTCGTTCAAAACCAACGGAACTCAGATGGCCGATGCAATCAAAAACATCGGTGCCGTTGCTGCCGCCAACAATATTCCTCTACAGGAACAGCTGGCAATCCTTGGTCAGCTACAGACCACCATGCCGGGTTCAGAAGCCGGAACACTTTACAAGGCATTTATCATGAAAGCGGCCGAGGCCGGTGACCAGCTCGGGCTCTCGTTCACCGATACAACCGGCCGTCTCAAAGGCGTCATTCCCATTCTGCAGGAAATCAAACAGCAGTTTCCGGATATGTCTCAGGCAGCAGCTCAGGTGAAGCTGAAGAAAGCCTTCGGCTCCGACGAGGCGGTCAAGTTCCTGCTGCAGATGTCCGCCGGAATGGAATCGTTGGAGGGCAATATCAAGTCGGTCGGTGCAGCCATGAAAACGGGAACAGCTGTCACCAATCAGATGGCCAGTGCCATGAATCAGGATATCGGAGCTCAGTTTGGATTGATCCGGCAGCAGATGTCCAACCTGACCGAAATACTGGGTCGCACGTTACTACCGGTCGTCACCCCTGTGATGAACGGTATTTCCCGCTTCATTCTGTTCCTGCAGAAACTGGCCAAATCCATGCCCGGAGTCACCCGGGTAGTCTTGACACTTTCCATGGCTCTTGGAGCGGTGCTGGTCGTTGCCGGAGCGGTTACTTCGGCCGTCGGACTGGTCGGACTCATGCTTCCGGCAATCAAGGCCGGGTTCGTCGCCATCAGCGCAGCGGCCGCAGGTGTCGGCTCTGCCATTGCCACATATTTTCTGCCGGTCACCGCCGCCATCGCCGGTGTGGTTCTGGCGGTCTATCTGCTGAAACGGGCATGGGAGACAAACTTCGGAGGAATCCAGGATGTGGTACTCGGGACGTGGAACAAGATCAAACTGGTCTTCGAGGGCGTGAAGACGCTCATCTCATCTTTGAGCGGCTCCACCGGCCAGATGTCGGCCGAGCTTGCCAACCGGCTCAAGTCGGCCGGACTCCTCGGTTTTGTCGTGACCGTCTTCAAGGTCTATTACCGGGTGCGGGAATACCTGTCCGGGCTGTGGGAAGCCTTCTCACATGCCTTCGGTCGAATCCGGGCCATTCTCGAACCAGCCGTAAAGGCGATGACTTCAGCCTATGCCACCCTCTACAAAGCCATCTTCTCGGTGGTGGAAATATTTGGTGTCTCTGCCAATTCAGTGGACGGATCGGCGTGGCGGAAGTTCGGTTCCGTGGTCGGAACGGTTGCCGGTGTTCTGCTGCAGGGACTTGCCTATGCACTCCGCATCGTGGTCTGGAATATCACGATGGTTGTCAAAGCGCTCGCCATTGTGGTGCGAAGCGTCGTCTGGGTCGGCAAGGTGATTGTCGGCTCACTGATCTATGCCACCAAGTTCATCTACAAATTTCTGCTTCCGGTCCGGCTGATTGCTCAGGCGTTTGTGGCCGCCGGGAAGATTATCTATTCCGTCTGGCAGATACTGACCGGAGATGTCTCCCTGCTGGATGGTTTGAAGGCCATTGGCGGAGCGGTCTTTGATTTTCTGGCAACTCCATTCAGATGGGCACGTGATGTCATCAGCGGCGTCTGGAACTTCATTACCTCGGTTTTCGACGGGATGGTTCTTTGTGGCGGCCGGTGAGCGTATCGTCAGTGTCTTCATGAACCTGCCGCTCGTCAGCACGTTGTGGAATCTGTTCGCCACAGTGAGAAGCTTCTTCTCAGGCGACATGACTTTTTTCGAGGCCGGGAAAAAGATGCTCGTCACACTGGGTGAAGGCATCTGGTCGGCGGTTACCTATCCATTCCGCATGTTGAAGAGTGCGCTTGGCAAGCTGCGAAGCCTGCTGCCGTTCTCCGATGCCAAGGAAGGTCCGCTATCGACCCTGACAGCATCAGGTAAAGCACTGCTCACAACTCTGGCGGATGGAATGCTTTCCACACTGGCATTGCCTGCAAAAGTGTTCTCCTTTGCGGCTCGTGGAGTTCTGTCTGCACTGTCTGGTGTCTGGAACGGGCTCAAATCAGCGGGCCAGACCGCGATGAATCTGCTAGCTGCTCCTTTCAGAACGGCAGGCAATCTCTGGGGTTCACTGGTTGATGGTGCCGGGTCGATGGTATCCAAAGTCGGTGGGCTGATCAAAGGCGCGTTAAGTAATCTCATCCCGGAACTGTCTTTGCCGGATTCATGGAGCGGCGTTTGGAATAAGCTGACTGCCGGTGCCACGGCGGTTAAACAGACGTTCATCTCCACCTTCAGCGGGCTGAAAAACATCATTGGCTCAGGGATCTCTGCAGTAGCCGAAAAAGGAACTGCACTCTGGAGCCAGGTTAAGTCCGGAGTGGGCGGCGTCATTCAGTCGGTGAAACAGAACGCATCCGGACTGCTCAGCGGTGCGTGGACCGGTATCAAGTCCTTGTTTTCCTCTTCACCGGCACCTGAAGCCAAAGCTGCCCCCAGATTGCAGACCGCCTCCGCCAAACCTGCTGTTGTGCAGCAAAGCGCCGGACGATTCGCTTTGATTCCAAGTCTCGATAAAAAGCTAATCCCGACGGTGTTCTCCGCCGTGCTGATGCTTTCGCCTGTCATGGCTTCGGCAATGCCGGTCGTGAATGCAGGGCCAGCCGGAGCAACCGACATTACACCGAAAATTCCGGTAAGTAAGCCTTATCAGTTCACGGATGCCATTGCGGCTCCTTCGGTTCCGCCGGTGACCATTGCCGGGCAGATCGCCCCGTCAATGGGGATGATTCCCGCGTTGAATATTCCGGCTGATGTCAGAGCTTCGGTGGATACGGCCGGGACCGGCATGTTGCAGGAGGTCAATGCCGCTCCGGTAATGCAACCGGAACTGCATCCGCCTGAAAAGCTGGCAGCGGCAAGAACGAATTCGTTTGTGTCACCGCCTGCAGGCCAGCAGGAAGGCCCCGATATGGCCAGCCTTCTGGGGGCACTGTTGAACAAGCTCGATGCGCTTTCGGAACGGCCGGTGGAGGTTTCCGTGGCCACGCATATCGATGGCCGTCAGGTGGCTGAGGCGGTCTACAAGGACCTCCGGGAACGAAAAATAAGAAACTATGAAACCCTGTGAGGCAACCGATGAAAAGAGTATTTATTTGCAGCCCCTTTGCCGGGGACATTGAAAGAAACGTTGAAGTGGCTAAAAAGCTGTGCCGCATGGCCATGGACCAAGGCTATGCGCCATTCGCGCCGCACCTCTTGTATCCCCGCTTTGTCGATGACCACGATCCGCAAGAGCGTTCCGCCGGTATCGGCTGCGGGCTTGCTTACATGGAGACCTGCTCTGGAGTCTGGGCGTTTACCGGAAACGGCATCTCCAAAGGGATGCAGCAGGAGCTCTCCCATGCCAGAGAGATCGGCAAGACGATCGTTGAAGTCCACGAGGTCGAATGATGGCTTGGGACCGGCAACCGATAAAGGGATATCTGGTCGATGCCGACACTGGTGAGCGACTGGAATTCCAATACAATCCCAACAACATCAGCGATGAAAAATCGACCAGCTATGCCGCCATCAAGATTCCCGGCATGAGCCATCCTCGTTATCAGTACGTGGCCGGTGAACCTCGCCGGATTGTTTTCAAGATCGAATTCTTCAAAGGACCGGTCAAACAAAAGGTCGACTAGCTGCGGTCTCTGCAATACCCGGAACACGCTGGCAGCATGCTCAAAAACGCGCCGCACCGGGTCATTCTCATTTTCGGTGATCTCTATCCGGGCGTTACATGCATTGTCAGACAGGTGAAGGCCCGCTTTTTCGGCCTTTTCGACCAGACCAATCTCGCTCCACAGCGGGCCGAGGTGGATATATCCCTCGAAGAATACGTCGATCAATCGGTCAACTGGTCGGAGGTACGCTCATGATCGACAAGGATTCCAGATACGCAAAGTGTCTCCGGTATAGAGACAGTGACGGTGATTCCCTTGGCATGCGGTTTCCGATCGATCCATCACCGCGATTTGATGACCGCTTTCATACCGTGACCGACGGTGACCGGCTGGATCTTCTGGCCCACAGGTATCTGGGAGAGGCAAAGCTCTGGTGGATCATCTGTGACTACAACGACATCTTCTTTCCTCTTGAACTGACGCCGGGCACGGTGCTTCGCATCCCTTCCATGGATCACGTCAGCATGCACATTCTCGACTGAGCGCCGACACTCCAGCGGCTCTTCCGGTATGTAAGCAGTGGACTGCGAACAGCCGGAGACGTGCATGGAACTCGATACATTCAAACCGACATTTCTGATTCAGATAGAGGGCAAATCGCTCTCCAAGGATATCACTCAGGAAATCACTTCATTTGTCTTCACCGACAATGAAGAGGAACTGGATGTTCTCGAGCTGTCCATCACCAACCGCAACCTGCAGTTTGTGGACGATCCGCTTTTTCAGGAAGGCAACGAGATCATTGCCCGGTTCGGTTATGTGGGCAATCTCTCGCCCTGTAAAAAGGCCGTCATCAAGGATATCGATTACGACTTTCCTGAAAACGGCGACCCCACCATCCGTATCAAAGCCTATGACAAAGGCTTCAAACTGGCCGGAAAGGAAAACCAGAAGGTCTGGCAGAAACCCGCGCCGGGCATTCTCTATTCTGAAATTGCCGAACAGATCGCTTCGGCCAATGGCCTCAAACCGGTCGTGACGGCCACCAAAGGCCATCATCTTCGCGTTACCCAGAGCAATCAATCCGATGCCGTCTTCCTCAAAGAGCTGGCAACCAAAGCCCGTGACCGTGATGGTCAGGGCGTCAGCGGTTACTCCTTTTTCATTCAGGATGATGAACTCCATTTCCATCCACGGGAACTGGAACAGGCTCCGCTTTTGACGCTGGAATATTTCACCGACCGAAAAGGCGTTCTGCGCTCTTTCAGACCATCGACCCAATCACAGGGAGCCAAAGGTGCCGGTGTCGAAACCAAATCAGTCGGTGTCGATCCTCGCAAAAAGGATGTGGTGGAACACAAAGCCAACAACGACACGACCCCCGAACGGACCTCGCTGGGCAAGCAGACTTATCTGGTGGATGGCAACACAGGTGAAGGCAGCTTCAAAGAACAGGAGACCGGTCAGGTCGTTCCCGCTTATGAACGTTCCGAAGCCTTTCATGAAGAACCGGCACAGGAGCCTGCTCAGGATACAGCCGAAGGCAAATTCAGAGAGGCCGAGCTCAAACAGGAGGAGGCCACCGCCGTCACCATCGGCATTCCGTCATTGAGGGCCAAGAAGAACCTCGAAGTGAAAGGTGTGGGCCGGAAGTTTTCCGGCATTTACTACTGCCACTCGGTTCGCCACAGCATCGGCTCATCCGGCTATTCCTGTGAAATCAAACTTAAAAAGAACGCCCTTGGCAAAGGGGCTGGCGACAAGTCTGCCCAGACCAAGGGAAAACCAAACGATAAAGAAGCACCGGCAACCTCGCAGAATGAGCCACCGGCCATGGTGACCATCAATGCGGATTCCGGTGCAGTTTCTTAGGAGGAACCATGGGAGATCTGAGTAAAAATTTCAGTCGTTCCGAATTTGCCTGCAAAGGAACCAACTGCTGCGGGCATTCGGCTCCGGTGCAGCCTGATCTGATATCGGCGCTTCAGGCTCTGCGCAATCAACTGAACCTGCCACTGAGCATTACCAGCGGTTTTCGCTGCAACCGGCACAATGAGTCTGTTGGCGGTGCTACCCTGAGTTTTCACACCTTGGGCATGGCGGCCGATGTAGCCTGCCCGGATGGAATGACAGCCAAAGACCTGGCTCAGGCGGCGGAAGCCATAGCTGCCTTTCAACAAGGTGGCATCGGAATCTATCCGTCATGGGTCCATCTCGATGTCCGGACAACCGGGAAAGCGAGGTGGCGTAATGACTGAGTTTCAGAAAACCGCCACCGTCGGCTCGGGAATTGGGCTGAACGGGCCTTTACAGTTTGAGCTGCTGCCCAATGGCCGCAGCGCCCGTCTGATCAAAGACTACAAGGTCAGGATTGCTGGCAGCCGCACCATTACCGTGCCCGCCGGATTTGAAACGGACTTTGCCTCGGTGCCGCGCCTGTTCTGGCGAATTGTGCCCCCATGGGGACGCTATTCACCGGCTGCTGTTGTGCATGATTTTCTCTATCACACCGGAATCGTGACCCGGGCAGAAGCCGACCGCATCTTTCTCGAACTGATGACCAAGCTCGGTGTTCCGGCATGGAAACGCCGACTGATGTATTGGGCCGTCCGCGTGGGTGGGTGGAAGGCCTGGAATGACAGTCGTCGGAGGGAAAGCAGCCATGCTTGAAACCTCCGATAAACAGACCGAAGAACGCTATCGCAATCGCTGGTACGGCAAATACCGGGCTTTTGTCCGGGACAACAACGACCCGGAACGCCTCGGTAGGGTTCGGCTCGAAATCCTCGCTGTACTGGGTACGGGCCGTGAAAACTGGTCGGACTGGGCAGCTCCCTGTTTTTCGTATGGCGGCAATGATGATTGCGGCATGTTCCTTGTGCCTGAAGAAGGCGCTTCGGTCTGGGCCGAGTTTGAAGGTGGCATTGTTCAATATCCGATCTGGACCGGAGTCTGGCTCGCGGGAAGTAATCCCGGGGAACAGCCGGAGGAATCCAAGCGCACCTGCGGTAATGCTTTTTGCCATGACTGCGAGGACAAGCTGGAGCACCAAAGCAATCCCCACGACAATCTCGAACACCAAAAATACCACGGCCACCCGGAATATTACTGTCCGCGTTTCAGGGTCCTGATGAAGACGGAAACCGGGCACACCATTCTGGCCGATGACCGTGACGGCGATGAACTGATGCGCCTGATCGACCGGGCCGGTCAGATCCTCACCATGGAGGCCAAGGTCAAACCGGAAATGCAGAGTGGCAACGCTCTCAGACGCGGCACCAAGGATGCTGAAAAAGGCGACCAGCTGGATATTGCGTCACAGATCGTCGGATCGAAAGCCCGGGTCCAGCTCACCGACCTGTGCCGTCAGCAGGTGCTTCTGGAGGCATGGCAGGACAAGGAAAAGATTCACATCCTCTCCTGCGACAAAGGTCGCTCCCGCTGGCAAAAGATTCTGATCGATACCACCAAAGGCCGGGAAAAGGTTCACATCTGGGGTCTCAACGGCACGCAGGAAATCCTGATCGACTCCACCAAGGGCGCTGAACAGATCCGTCTGACCGACAAAGCCGGACAGGTGGTCAGAATGAACGCGGCTCCGGGAACGGAAAGCATCAGCGCAACCGACAAGGCGGGAAACCTCATTTTCATGGATGGTGTTGTCGGCAACATCATCATCAAATCTACAAACCAAGTATTGATTAACACATAAGGGAACATTGCATGAGTGATTCAAATCAACCCGGGCTAACTGCATCCGAAGAGATGCTCGCCAGAACCTTCGACACATGGCGTAAGGAATTTCGAGGGATTCTGGAAAACCACCGCCGTGAAATTCAGGACCGGCTGGAAAAGATCGAACGGGAAATCGAAAAGAAATCCGACAAGGAGAATGTCGAGGTGCTGGTTCGCGGCATCAATTCCGATCTGCACCGCCATGCCGAAGAGATTGACCGGCTTCACACCCGGGTCAGTGAAAAGGTGGGCACGGAGACCATGTGGAAAATTATCGGGCTGACACTGGGAGTCGGCACCGCTGTCGGCGGGCTGATCGGCTATCTGATCAATTTAACCTTGAGGCTTAAACCATGAGCGGACCACAGGCACGTCTCGGAGATGTCAGCAGCCACGGCGGTGTGATCATCACATCGGCCGTTCGAACCATGGTCAACGGCATTCCGGTGGCTCGCATGGGCGACCTGCACGTCTGTCCCATCCCCGGGCACGGCGTTACCCCCATAGTGACCGGGAGCATAACCACCATTACCGAAGGCAGCCCCAACGTCAGAATCGGCGACATTGCCGCCTGCGGTGCGGTGATTGTGGCTGGCAGCCCGAACACCATAGACAACTGAGGAGCTTTGCATGCCGGAAGAATCAACCATACCGACACATCCATACTGGGACGTCTTCCCCAAGCTGATCCGCGTTTCGACCTCCGAATGGCCGCAAGCCATTCCGCTTTCGATTCGGGGCTCCGTTGAATCACCGGTGTTTGAATCGTCCAACAGCGACGTCGCCGAGGTGGATGAAGCGGGAAATGTGATCTGCGGTATGCAGCCCGGCGCTGCCGTTGTCATGGTCTGGCATTCAGATGATCACCTGAGTGTTCGCCATGTTCAGGTTGAAGTGTACGGCACGCCAATGGGCGGAGGAGAAATGCCCTCATGACCGATCAACTCGACATTCCGGCTTATTGGGAGATCTACCCTCAGAGCGTCCGACTCTCGCTATCCTATTTCGAGCAGCGCATCCCGCTCTCTGTTCGTGGCAGTGGGTTGAACCCGCAGTTCATGTCATCCAATCCGGCCGTGGCCTATGTGGATGATGAGGGTTTTCTGATTAGCGGAATGCAGATTGGCAACGCCATGATTATGGCCTGGGATTCCGATGCCCGGCAGAGCCTACGTCATTTAAATGTCAAGGTCCGTGATCCCTCGTGGTTCGCCAACCATCCCGACTTCCTGCTCGATCTGGGCACCAGTGTTCATCTTGTCGGCTCTGTAGTGGATGCCCTCAATGCCCGGCCGCTTGCTGGCGTTTTGGTAACCATACGGCGCAGTGAGGAAGGCCCGATCGTGGCTCAGCAGATCACTGATTCATCCGGGCAATATGAAATGGAGCTGTTTGAAGGACTCTATGTCTACGAGGCGAGTACACCCAACTATATCGATGCCCATGGTCTGCTGAACGTCCTTGAATCCGGAAGCTCCGGTCAGAACATTGTGCTCTCTCCGGAACTCAACGGACAGGTGGCACGCATCGTTTTGCAGTGGGGACTCAATCCTCGGGATCTCGATTCTCATCTGCGTGGACCCCGTCCGGGTGGCGGCACATTTCACGTCTATTATTCGACGGATTATGTGCAGGATTGTGGCGAATTGGATGTGGATGACACCTCATCTTATGGGCCGGAGACCATCACCATGCATCGGCTGGTGGCCGGAACCTATCGCTACAGTGTTCACGACTACACCAACCGCAACTCGAGCACCAGCACGGGGCTGGCCGGATCAGGCGCGACCGTGAAAGTGTTTTATTACGACGGCCGGGAATACACCTTCAATGTGCCCAACCAACCCGGCACCGTCTGGAATGTATTTGAAATCAACGGAACCACCGGAGCGATCACGGCCCTCAACCAGATGGAGTTTGAGTCGAATCCGGGCAACGTAGGAATTTAGGAGAACGCTCATGATATCCATAGAAGAACCTCAGGCCGGTGCCGTGGTCGAACAGACCGATTCCGGAGAAAACCATTTCATCCTCAGAGATCTGGCGCTGCAGCTTGCGGGGATCAAAACCGAAATCGCAGGCATGAAGGCTATTATCGAAGCCTCTCACAATGCATCGGAAGAATTGAAACAGCAGGCACAGGAGGCGCTGGAAGCACACATTCAGAACACACAGGATTATATGGATCAGGTCACGACCGAGCCGCCACCGGATTTCTATCCCTTCGTGTCGCTCCCCGAAGGATGCCAAGTAAAAGACCTGCCGGACGGCAATCGTCTGTTTACCCTGTCTGACGGCATGATCCTCAAAACCAACGATGATCACACCATATCGGTCATTGTCGATGGCGAGCCGCATGTCGTTACTCCGGGACCGGCAAGCTCCGTGGAGGTCAGTCCCGGCCGCATCTATGAACTGGTGCCCGAATGGATCGAAACTACGCTGGAACAGGCCGGAATCGAGGGACTCCCGATCTCTGCCCAAGTGGATCAATTGACCGAACATCGCTTCAGCATTGAGCTTGCCCCATACAGGCTGCTGCTTGACCAGCAACTGAAAACACTGTCCGTCATCAATCCTTCAGGCAGCATCGATATCCTTGGCATTGCCCGAATTGAAGGTGTCGGCGAGACCATCACCGTCCGCATTCTGGCCGATGGAGCCAAGGGTTTCTCCTGTGAAGAGAGTGGGCATGGCGGCCTGATCGAAAGCGGCGGCACCATACATCTGTCCATGAAAAGCGGCACCAGTTTGATTGTTCGTTTCCCGAGTGACGGATCGGGTGCAAATGACGGGACCACCGGCTGTCAGGGACTCTGCAACCTTGAATGCGAGGAGCGTGACCTATGAACTACGATTTTCTCGGTACAGGGCTGAAAATTCCCTCTAAACTTTCAATCCATATCTGGCGGAGCCGAAGTCTCCACATCGACCTCCCGGGAGCATGAACATATTCGGGAAAGCATCATCCAGATTCTCGGGACAAGGCCCGGCGAGCGGTTCATGAATCCGGAATTCGGCTCAAAGCTGAAAGACCTCGTGTTCGAACAGAATGATGAAGTGCTCAAAGGTCTCATCCGCCATCATGTCATCGACGCGATCCGTCGCTGGGAAAAACGGGTGGTCATTACGGACGTGTCCTTCGACGATTCCGCCCGCAATAAAGACCTCAATCAACTGCCTGTCATCATTTCCTATAGGGTCATCCAGACTCAGGTCGAAGGAAACCTCGTTTACCCGTTCTTCCGGGAACTTCCTTAGACCTCCGACACTTCCAGACTGCTTCCGGTAAGTAATCGGCGTGTGCGGAGTTTATCGCTCCGCTTTAAAAACGACGAACGAACCGGAGGCACAATGGGCCGCGCAAGCATTGAATATATCAACAAGGATTATGAATCGATCCGGCAGGAGCTGCTGGCCAAAGTGCCGCAGCTGACAGACCGCTGGACCGATTTCAATCACTCCGACCTTGGAGTTGTTCTGCTGGAACTGTTCTGTGGTGTCGGTGACATGCTGGCCTATTACCTCGATGCGCAGGCTGCCGAGGCATTTCTGCCCACAGCACGCCAGCGTCAGAACGTGATCAACCTCTGCAAGCTCATCGGCTATCAGCTCGATACGCCGGTCTCTTCCACAACCACAATCCGTTTTTCACTGGCCGCTCCGCTCGATTCTGATCTGCCGATTCCGGCGGGAACTCAGTGCCGGGCACTGCTTGAAGATGGCAAGGCCGACTTTGAAACCGTGGAGGATGCCTTCATTCCCCGTGGTGAACTCTCCGTCGACATTTACGCCCGGCAGGGAATCCGCAAATCTGAGGATCTGGAAGCTACTGGAAAGCCGTGGCAGCGTTTTCACTTGAGCGGTGTTTCCATCGCGCAGGCGACCATCCGTGTTCTTCTCGATGATGATACCTGGAGTGAGGTCCGCCATTTTCAGGAAAGCGATGGCGACAGCCTTCACTTTATGGCCGACACGGATGCCTTGGATATTACCTCCATTCTCTTTGGTGACGGCCAAGCCGGAGCGGTTCCTGCTGCCGGAAAGACCATTTCCGTGAGCTGGCTCGAAAGCCTCGGAGCCAAGGGAAATATCGGGCCGGGCCACATCACACAGCTTCTTTCAGCCATTTACCAAGACGGCGCTCAAATCCCGCTGACCATCTCCAATCCGGTGGCTGCCACAGGTGGCTCATCCCGGGAAACCATTCAGCATGCCCGCAATCAGGCCCCGGCGGAACTGCGCAGTCTCTGGAAGGCGGTAACCCTTCAGGACTACAAGGCGCTTGCCGAGGGCTATCCCGGTGTCGCCAAGGCCAAGGTGCTCGATACCAACGACTGCCAGAACATCCGTTATTACAACGTCCATCTGGCCATCGCGCCCAATGGTGGCGGCATGCCGTCCGGGCTTCTCAAGCGTGATCTGGCTGAATATCTTGAACGTCGCAAGGTGATCACCGTTGAGGTGAATCTGTTCGATCCGGTGTACCGGTCCATCCATATCGATTGTGAAGTCTATGCATGGCCGGGCGAAGCGCTCGAAAATGTGCGCAGTCGAATTGAATCGGCGCTGGCGGGTTTCTTTGCTTTCGATCAGGTGAGCTTCGGACAGACCATCCATTCTTCTGATCTCATTGCCCTGATCGATGGTGTTCGGGGAGTTAGCCACATTCATCTTTACACGCCCCAGCTGGACGTGGAACTCGGGCGCGGTGAAATACCGGTTCTCGGCTCGGTCAATCTCGACATGCGGAGGGCCGAATAGTGGCGGACTGGTTCCAGAACAATCTCATCGATCTGCTGCCGCCGCTGTATGAACACAAGGATGAAAGCGGCGACCTTCGCTCTCTGCTTTCACTCCCGGCAGGTACGCTCGATGAAATCAAGGACGCCATCGACAGGTTCCCCGACATTTTTGATGTGGAGCGCTGTGACGAGCGTTTTCTGCCCTTGCTCGCGAATCTGGTCGGTCATCGCTATGACGGCACGGACACGCCGGAAAACCAGCGTCGTCTGATTCGTGAGACGGTCGAAATCTACCGTCGCAAAGGGACCATTCCGGCCATCGATCGTAGTCTTGCGTCAATTGGCTGGGAGGGACAGATCGAAGAAACCTTCCGCAGCGCCCTCCGTTTGAACTCCCGCTCCCGTTTGAGCTCGGCAAAACTCCCCGGCAATGTGTTCAGCCTCGGAGTGTATCGGGTTCACAGTCTCAACCTGGCTGAAGGTGTACGGGATGCATTGTCATTTCATCACCCGGCAGGCACCCGGGCGTTTTTTCTACAGTGGCTGGCCACTTTTCTGGAGATCGGGTCTGATCTGGAATTTCAGAATGCCGCCCATGTCCGCAGCGTGGTTCTGGCTTTTCTCGATGAAACTTTCGTGCTGGGAAGAAGCCGTCTTGGCTCCTGTCGCCATCTGACCAACAAGCAGCGGATATACGATTACCTGCAGCTGACCAGCACGGTGGAGATGGTTCCGGAAATCGATAGGGCCGCCAACAAGGTCTCCCGCTTTCATGGCCGTCAAAACAGGATGCGCCTCAATCACAGGCCGCTTAACGAAAGACGGCTGGTGAACACCTCCATCCGCGAGGACAGGCTGTCTTTCTGCAACCCGATCTATACCGGCAGAGATTACCTCGCCGATATTGTCGAGTCTGGCTTCAACCTGTCAGCTGATCATCTCAACCGCCGCAAACTGTCCTTTGCCGATGCGGAAACCCTTTGCTGCTTCAGGCAGAAAGACCTCTTTTCAACTCTGCAGGCAGAGGCTTCGGAAGCCCTGCAAAACAGACAGACCTTCGGCTTAAACATCGAAGCGAGAAACCGGCAATGCTTCCAGCTGGGCCGCTCACCGCTCAACGGGGATGTGGTCATCAATGCCATTCAGGGTGGACACAGCAGTGCGCTGCTGGTGGCCGCCGCCGGATGCAAAGCCGGTGTAACCGAAGCATCCGATCTGATCAACCGCTGGCATCGGAGAGGGCCTGTATTCAAGCTTAACGCGAATGTCCTCAACAACCGGACTTTGACCAATGCGAACCTCACCGGAGAACGGGCATCGCTTGAAGTCTATGTGGATACAGGTTCTCTCCAACGCCCACGGATTGTGCCTTTGAGCCTCAACCAACGCGCTCTCAACACGACCTCTTTACGCCTCTCCGTGGATCGGACCCGACCGCTCCGCATCGGCCGGATGAAACTCAATCAGGCGGGTTTCCGGTTCACCGAGCCGTCCTACCGCTGGCTGTTCCGTCAGCAGGATTTCAGTGAGGCGCAGGAAGCCGCGACAGAGAGCGCCGTGAATAAATACCAAGTAACCCAATGGCCTGTTTAAGGAGAGATTATGGCAATTCATTTATACCTCGATGAACAGTTGACCCAGCAGATTTCGGAAGGCGATTTCAGCAATCCGGATGCGGACAACTACAACGGCACGGATGGAGAAATCAAAGACCGGCAGATTTTCGTGGCCAATGAACAGACCACGCTCGCCGCACCGATCGATGACATCCAGACCGACATAGAACTGACTGAACCGCGCTTTGCCGATGCGGAATACATTGTGGTCGGCACCGAGCAGATGCAGATCCTTTCCGGCGGCGGAACCATCAATCTGACCGTAAGACGTGCCGTGGCCAACACCGTGGCAGCATCTCACGCGGCCGATGCGCCGGTCTATTCCGGATACGACTATACAGGGCTGGTGGTGGACCCGATCGACGAGTTCGAAACCGATGAATCGGTCTGGTACAAGCTCGCCCTCACGCAGGCCGAACTCGATGCCGCCACTCAGAGTGCCCCGCTCAACCTCGGAGCCAAGGCCCACAATCAGACCATCTCTTTCTGGCGTCGCTGCACGGTGCTTTCGGGCACACCCGTCCAGAACAAGATCGATATCAAGCTGCGCCTCACCGGAACAGAGAACCCCGTTTTATAAGGAGTAAACCATGGCTTATCAAAGTATTCAGGGAACCGCCAGCGGCCGATTGGACCTGCTGAACAAGATCAAAGATTTTCTGGTCACCACCGTTGGCTGGACACTGCATGACGATCAGTCCGCCGATGCCCGGCCGTACTACGTATTTAAATCTGTCGGGGAATCCGGAGCGGAGGATATCTATCTGCGCTTCCAGATCGGACAGAGCTCCGGCCGCATTGAAGTGGCCGCCTTCCAGTATTGGGACAACACCACCCAGACCGGTGCAGGCGAAGCGTTCTACAGCTCGTACACCTATCTCCGAGCGGAGGACAACGCCGATTTCATTTATTGGCTGTATGCCGACCTCGACCATGTATTCGTCGTCAGCAAGATTGTCTCGACCTATTACGGCCATTACAGCGGTTCCATCAAACGGTTCTGGTCCTCGGCGGTTGCCATCACTCAGGCAGCGATTGTCAACGGCAGCGCCGTGGTGGCACAGGTCAACGACGTCTCGATCTTCACACCCGATCAGCATTACATCATCAAAGACGACGCCAATATCGAGCGGGTCAAAATTACCGCCATCGATACGGTTGCCACGCCCAATACCGTGACCATCGAAACACTCGTCAGCGATTATGCGGCCGGAGCCAAAATCGGCGAGGACCCTCAGCCGGTCATCACCGGTTACTACAACATGCCGAACACTTTTTATGCCTTGAACAAGTTCGACGGCTGGAATTCTGCCAGCGGTCAGCGTGGCCGTTGCGGTGCAGCACACGGCAACCTGCAAAGCGATACCGATCCGGAACGCCGCTACGACACCACCATTCTTTTCCCATGGCTGGTCAGCATGAACGGCGCTGACAGCTATCAGGAGCTGCGCGGGGAACTCATCGAAATCTATGCCACCGGCGGAGCCAACGTGGCCTCCGAGGACACCGTCGAAATCGGCTCGGATTCTTATCGGGTATTCAACCTCTCCGGCGGTGGCTGGTGTGCGATTAAGGAGTAAGGCTCATGGCTGTTGTTAAAGGACAAATCAAAACCATAACCCAAGTGAAAGGTCGGCGTGTTCCGCAACCGTTGGCCAATTTCAACAAGGGAATGGCTTTCAAGATGACCGGGAGGATTCGTCGTGGCCGCGCATAAGGGAGCAATCATTCGACCTGCCATTATCCGAGGCACTCGCAGACCCGAATTTCAAGTCAACCTGCCGCCTGTGCAGGGAGCCTTTTTCGACCTGTTCGGTCCCCGGGATCAAAGACGGACCATCGTGATTCAGGCGGATGCCTCTGTCCGAGCTTCGAACCAGCGTTCAATGATGGCCGACAGTCAGGCCATTGTGGCGGGCAATATCCAGCGGGATTCCGACACCTGGCTGATCATTCCGCAGGCATTTGAACAGCTGGCTTTTGCTGCCGTCCGGGTGACGCATCCCCGGCAGGCGATGCTGGATACCGCTCTCAGGATCAGCGGCTTCCGGGCATTGACGGCCGATACCGCCCAGCATCTGGAGCAGCAATTTGGCCGTTCCGCCGACACGGGGCTGACCATTTTCAATGTGATTATCAACGAAGAACACGAGATTCAAACATAAGGAGAAGACCATGGCATTGGGACTCATAGTCAAATCAGGCCGTGTATTGACGGCAAAGCTCCTGATGGGACAGGCAGTGGAAGGTATAACCCACTGCGCCATCGGGGATGGAGATGAAACATTCACCGAACCGCAGAATCCGCCTGCGCCGGATATCGAGCAGACGGCCCTCAAAAACGAGCGGGCCAGAAAGCGGTTCTACAAACGTACCTTCCTCAAGGAGGATGGCGAAGGTGCGCTGGTGGTCAACGGAGTCCGCTATCTGGAAACCGGAGAAGAGACCAACACCATCGGCATCTTCTTTCGTTTTGATGAGGCCGAGGCCAACGGCATCACCATCAGGGAATACGGCTTTTTCGGCGGCGACGTCGAATATGTGGCCAGCGTGAGCGGTGATCTGGCCATGGGCGGTGTGTTTCATCAGGACACCAACCCCGTCGGAGAGGTGCTACTTCCGGGCTACCTGTACGAAGTGAAGAACATTCCAGATTTCAACAAGATTTCCGATACCCGCGTGGAGCTGGTCGGGATCATCAAAATATAACCGGAGGTAAAAGAGATGAGTATTTCAAGAGATACATTCGATCCCGCCAAGAACTACAAACGCATCCGCTATAATCAGGACCGGGATCTGCTTGATTCGGAACTGAACGAACAGCAGGAACTAATCAACCTCGAGCGCCGCAAGATTGCCGATATCCTTTTCAAGGAGGGATCGATTCTGAGCGGCCTCGATGTCACGGTACAGGATAACGTGCTCACGCTTACGCCGGGCATGGTCTACATCGACGGCCATGTGGAAGCGGTCGCCGGAGCCACCTTGACCTATGATCCCGCCACCACCAGTGGAGCGGATTATGTCTATGCCGAGCTGCTCAAATACAATTACGGCTACACACAGGACCCGTCGCTGATCAACCCGGCCACTGGAGAACCCACCGCTGAGCGCGAGAAATGGGTGCTGGCGCTGAAGACCACCGACACCACCGGCCTGACGCTTCCCAACAACGTGACCGAGCGCAAGGTGGTACCCTTTTACAAATTCGACCGGGAGACCGGGGATGTTACAGCGACGGTGCAGGAAAAATCTAATCTGTATCTGCGCGACCTGCTGGGCACGCTTCCCGGCAGCCGGATTACGGTTTCTTCCATTACCGAAGATCAGCTCTCTTTTGCTGCTGCCGAAGGACTCAATTCGCTTTTGCAGAACCTTGCCGAGCGTACCTTCGATCAGGCGGGCAGCTATCTGGTCAGCGGATTCGACAGCTTTATCGGTTCGGTGGATGATACCGATGTCGAGGTGATCACCAACGCGGGCCGGGCCTACATTCAGGGTTTCCGTCATCAGCGAGATCTGCCTACCTCCACGCTGATTCCCAAGTCGGTGGCCATCAAGTCGGTGCGTGGTGAACAAAAGACCTACAACATCAGCCAGCGCCGTTACCCAGTCAACTCCACGCCGCTCAAAGAAACCACGCAGGTGGAAGCTATTGTGGAGATGACCGCCAATGTGACCCGTGGTTCGGTCGGCGGCGGTGAGGATCTGCTCGATCCCAATCCGGTCGTCGATATTCTGGAGGTCAGTCAGGGAGCCACCATTTTTCAGGAAGGCATCGACTGGCAGCAGTCCGGTAACCATGTGGACTGGATCGGCTCCGGCAATGAACCGGCCATCGGAACCACCTATACCGTGCGCTGGACCTACACCAAGCAGATGATCAAAGGCGAGGATTATGTGGATGGCGGCTGGTTTGGCATCACTGCCCATCCGACGGCTGGAACCTATCATTATGTGGTGACGGCTTTCGACGGTTCCGGTGAAACCGCATTCAACTCCGGCAGTGTTCTTTCGAGAATGACATTGGCCGGAGAGATGAACCGTCTTTCATGGCTGCCGGTCAACGGTGCCACCGGCTACCGGGTTTACCGGGCCACGACCAATGGCTCCAGAACCGACTTTCAGCGCATCAAGGAGCTGGGCAGCGAAGCCATCTCCTATATCGATGACGCGGTGGATGAGCCCGTGGCATCCAATCCACCGGCCAGCAGTTCGGCGGCGGTTTCCATGTCCACGACCCAGATCGAGTTGGGCAATCTCAATGTGGTCAACTTCGGTCGCGGAGCACTTGGCGATGAACCGGTCAACGGCTCCAACTGCAGTATCGATTATGATTATTATCTCGGCCGCAAGGACATCATCTACGCCACCACCCGGGAGATCAAAAGACTCGAAGGCGCTCCGGCGGACTTTCCCAAGCTGCCGATCGTTCCGGAGGATACCTTGGGTCTGTGCAGCATCGACTGCCCGCCCAACTCCACCGATATGACCATCCGCAATTTCGGGCTCACCCGCATCACCATGGATCAGATCCATGACATCATCAAAGATGTGGAGGATCTGAAATACAACGATGCCCAGTACCAGATGAACAACGAGCTGCAGAACCGCGACGCTCAGTCCAAGAAAGGCATCTATTCGGATGACTTCTCCAATACGGCGCAGTCGGATATTTATCACGCCGAGTGGGACGCCCGGGTCAATGAACTGGGCAAGTTTGCCTCTCCCGATCGCTCGGCCATTTCCAATCCGCTCGATGTGGATCTCGGAGCCAGCGATACCAGCTTCTTCGGCAGTCTGGCGCTGTTGCCGGGCTCGGAACAGGTGGTGCTCGAACAGAGCGACTGGTCCGAGGAACGCAATATCAACCCGTATGCGGTCTTTGAAAAGCCGCCTGCCATGCTGCAGGTCACGCCCAATATCGGCCGTCGTGGCCAGACCGGCATTGCGGTAACGGGCATCACTTCACGCCGGATCGCTCCGGGATTGTCCTGCGCTGTGACGGCCGGGTCATGGCCAGCAATCTGGTGAGTGATGATGCCGGACGTGTGACCGCTTCCTTCACGGTGCCGACGGAAGCCCGCAACGGCAACCGTATCGTGGAAATGGCGGATGGTCGGTACACCGCCCGGGCCAGCCAATCAATGATCCGCTGGTGATCACCCGTATCCAGCGATTTATCCAGACCAACATCATCACCCGCATCGTTCGTGTGCCGGTTGTGCGTACCGTCTGGAGAACCCGCACCATCTTCGTCCGCCGTGATCCGTTGGCGCAGACATTCAGCTTTACCGAAAACCGGGTGCTCTCGGCTGTGGGCATTCAGTTTACCGAGCGGGATGCCTCCATTCCGGTAACGGTTCAGATTCGAGGCGTTACCACCGGATTGCCCAACGACACCATCTTTGCCGAAAAGGTAATCGCTCCTTCGGAAATCAATCTCGGCGGTGAAACCAAGATTAGCTTCGATGATCCGTTTTACGCCGAAGCCAATACCAGCTATGCGGTGGTCCTGCTGACCAACAGCACCAACTACAAGGTGCGCACGGCCACCCTCGGCAAGACCAGCCGTCAGGGCATTATCACTCGCCAGACCTATGCCGAAGGTGTGCTTCTGGAAAGCTCCAATGCCGAGACCTGGACTCCGCTCAACGGCTCCGACCTCACCATGAAACTCTATGGCTATGAGTTCGAGAACGAAGGCACGGTCCAGTTTAAGCCGGTCAGCGGTGTGCAGTTCTCCGATCTGAATATCGATGAATATTCAGCTATCCCGGAAGGCACCCATCTGATCTGGGAATACTCCACCGATGGCGGCGTGACATGGGATGCGGTCGTTCCGGCCGAGGAAGAGCGTCTGCCCAATCTGGCCAATGGCGTCTTGGTCCGGGTGCGCTTCAGCACCGGCATGGGCAACGACACTCCGGCGCTCAACTTCCGGGATGTCAATCTGATCGGCTACCTCAACAACACCGCAGGAACCTATCTGACCCGTGAGAATGAACTGACGCAGGGCGTGGAATCCACCAAGGTCTACACCCAGATGGATATCCCCAGCGGCACCAGTGTCCAGTGGTTCGCCTCCAATGACGGCGGTGAAACATGGGAAACCATGACCATCGACGATACCCGACCCATCGATGAAGACTGGACCGAATACACGCTGGTCCGAACCTTCAGCGATCCGCAGGGTAACAAGGTTCGCTACAAGGCTGAGCTGACCGGAACCGTATTGACTTATCCGAGGATTCACACCCTCGGTGCAACCCTGAGCTGATGGAGGACCCGAGATGATTGTTAAACGCCGTGGCGGGATGACCGAATACATCCCGTCTCCACAGGAAAAACGGGAAGGACTGGTCCGGGATCACTCCTTCAATCTGATCGAAAACCTGCACCACAGGTTGAACCGGTTGGAGGAAGAACTGGGATTGCCGCTCCATGAGGCCGAAGCCTGCACCGCCTTTCTGGATAAAATGAAGCTGGATGAATCCCTGAATAAGGAGATTCACACCAGCCTGATTACCGGTAGCAGCCCGGATACCTGATCCCATCCCATCCACAAAAAACAGCCAACGCCCCGGAGAGCCCGCACGCTTCCGGGGCGTTTCTTTTTAGCCTCGACCATATCCTCCAAGGCAGTTTGAGCCTTCCCGATGGGTACTGGCATGGCAAGAAATTCGGCTAAACTCGGTTAAATCCGGAAAGAAAACTTGATTTTTTCATTTCATCTATATATCTTTAACCCTGTTTAACCTAATGTAGCCGGATTGTGCCCCTATGGGATGCCGTCCGGTTAAACAACTTGACGAGCCGTTTGGACGGCCCTCAAAGAATGATGGAGTCGAAAATGGAAGACAGATGGTTGTCCGTAGATGAAATTGGAGACTATCTCGGGATCAAGCGAGATACCGTCTATAAGTGGATAAGCGAAAAAGGCATGCCCGCTCACAAAATCGGTCGTCTTTGGAAATTCAAGAAAGACGAGATCGACGAGTGGGTACGAGCTGGCGGCGCAACTGATAACCCGAGACAGGACAAAGCTGAATGAGTAAGAATAAAGAAACAGAACGCGCGGAGCTCCACAAAACCATATGGCGCATAGCCAATGATTTACGAGGAAGTGTCGACGGTTGGGACTTCAAAAGCTATGTGCTTGGGATGCTGTTCTACCGCTTCATTTCCGAAAACCTGACTGGTTATTTGAACGAGCTGGAGCGCAAGGCAGGAAGCCCGGATTTTGATTATGCCGGACTGAGTGATGAAGACGCTGAATTCGGACGTACTGAGACGGTCAAAGAAAAAGGCTTCTATATCCTTCCCTCCGATCTCTTTGTCAACGTACGGGCGCAGGCACGGCACGATCAGGATCTTAATGAAACCCTTTCCAGAGTTTTTAAAGACATCGAAGGGTCAGCATTGGGTAGTGACAGTGAAGAGGATTTTAAGGGGTTGTTTGACGACCTTGATGTTAACAGCAGCAAACTAGGACCCACCGTTATCAAGCGTAATGAAAAACTGGTAAAACTGCTTGATGCCATCGGCGACCTGCCACTTAACAACGGATCGGGTGGTTTCTCGGAAAACACCATTGACCTGTTTGGTGATGCCTACGAATATCTGATGACGATGTATGCCTCCACCGCTGGAAAGTCGGGTGGTGAGTTTTTTACCCCGCAGGAAGTCTCTGAGCTGCTTGCTGAAATTACTGTAGTGGGTAAGAGCGAGGTCAACAAGGTGTATGACCCGGCATGCGGCTCCGGCTCGTTATTGCTCAAGTTCGCCAAGGTACTGGGCCATGGCAAGGTTCGCCAAGGTTTCTTTGGCCAGGAGGTCAACCTGACCACCTACAACCTCTGCCGGATTAACATGTTTCTGCATGATATCAACTATGAAAAGTTCGACATCGCTCATGGTGATACGCTCACCGATCCGGCTCATTGGGATGATGAGCCTTTTGAGGCCATCGTCTCCAATCCGCCGTACTCCATTAAATGGGCGGGTAAGGACAACCCTTTACTTATCAATGACCCACGTTATGCCCCGGCAGGCGTGCTTGCTCCTAAGAGTAAGGCCGACCTTGCATTCACCATGCACATCCTGAGCTGGCTGGCGGTGAACGGCACAGCGGCCATTGTTGAATTTCCGGGCGTGCTCTATCGCGGGGGCGCTGAACAGAAAATCAGGAAGTACCTGATCGACAACAACTATATCGACACGGTGATCCAGCTACCGCCTGATCTCTTTTTCGGCACCACCATCGCCACCTGCATTATCGTTCTGAAAAAGTCGAAACATGACAACGCCACCTTGTTCATCGATGCCTCTGCCGAGTTTACTCGTAACGGAAATAAAAACAAGCTGACTGAAAGCCATCGAAAGAAGATTCTTGATGCCTTCACCGTCCGCGAGGAGATGGAGCATTTTGCCAAACTGGTGCCCAACGAAGAGATTGGTGAAAACGACTATAACATCGCCGTCTCCTCCTACGTCGAACAAAAGGATGAACGCGAAGAAATTGATATCATCGTACTCAATACAGAAATTGCCGGAATCGTCGCCCGACAATCGGAACTGCGAACGCAGATTGATGCCATCGTGGCAGATTTGGAGGGATGTGAAAATGGCTAAGAACGATACGATAAAGGTGCTAAGCACCGAGGTGAAAATTAAATCAATCGACCAAAGTGACTTTATTTGCCTGACGGATATTGCAAAATCCAAAAACCCGGAACATCCCGACGATTTGATTAGAAACTGGCTCAGAAATCGCAATACACTGGAGCTTCTCGGGATCTGGGAGCAGCTCCACAATCCGGATTTTAACCCCGTCGAATTCGACGGGATTAGAAAACAGGCCGGTCTAAACAGTTTCACGCTTACTCCAAAGCGATGGATATCCTTAACTGGAGCCATTGGTCTAAGTTCCAAAGCCGGGCGCTATGGCGGAACATACGGTCATAAGGACATTGCCTTTGAATTTGCGTCCTGGGTGTCGGTTGAATTCAAGCTCTACCTCATCAAAGAATTCCAGCGACTCAAAGAACAGGAGCAAAAACAACTTGGCTGGGATGTCAAACGCCAGCTTACCAAAATCAATTACCGCATTCACACCGATGCCATCAAAGAGAATCTCATCCCACCGGAGCTGACGAAGCAGCAGATGAGTTTTGTTTATGCTTCGGAGGCCGACTTGTTGAACGCGGCGCTCTTCGGCAAAACAGCCAAACAGTGGCGGGATGAGAACCCGGATAAAAAGGGCAATATTCGGGACTATGCCAATGTCTCGCAACTGGTCTGCCTCGCGAACCTTGAAACCCTGAATGCCCATTTGATTCAGCAGGAGATGGAGCCGTCCGAAAGGCTTGGACTGCTGAACCAGACGGCCATCCAGCAGATGCGTCTACTGACGAAAGATAACAACATTAAGAAGCTGGAGGGCGATAGCGATGAATAGAATTGAAAAATTAATTGCGAAGCTCTGCCCTGAAGGAGTGGAATATAAAACCTTGGGAGATGTCGGAACGTTTATTCGAGGCAATGGCCTTCAGAAAAAGGATCTTGCCGATTCTGGAATAGGCGCAATCCACTACGGCCAGCTCTACACGCATTATGGGATTTGGACAGCTGAAACAAAGTCATTTGTATCACCTAAACTTGCCAATCGTCTACGGAAGGCAAAGTGTGGTGATCTCGTTATTGCTACCACGAGCGAGAATGAAGAGGATGTTTGCAAAGCGGTTGCATGGATAGGCCAAGGCGAAATTGCGGTTAGCGGTGATGCATACATTTATAGCCACTCACTTGACCCCAAATATATCGCTTACTTCTTTCAGTCAGAACATTTCCGGTCACAAAAAACGCGCCACATTACCGGAGCCAAAGTACGACGCGTTTCCGGCAAAAGCATGGAAAAATTTTCTGTACCCATCCCGCCCTTAGAAGTGCAGCGTGAAATTGTCAAGGTACTTGACAATTTCACGGAGCTATAAGCGGAGCTAGAAGCGGAGCTAGAAGCACGCCGTCGCCAGTATCAATATTACCGCGACGAACTACTGAGTTTTGATGACGCGAGCGTAGCGAGCGCAAGCAAGCAAGCAAGGATAAGGTGGACGACATTGGGTGAAATAGCAACTATAGGAACAGGCAGTCACGATACAAAAGATGCTATTGAGGATGGTGATTACGTGTTTTATGCAAGAGGTCGTGAGCCGTTGAATCTAAATTCATACGACTTTGACGAAACCGCCATTATCACGGCAGGCGACGGTGTTGGTGTCGGAAAGGTTTTTCATTGGGCTGAAGGTAAATATGCACTTCATCAGCGAGCTTACAGGATCGTTCCGAGTGATGAAGTCGACTCCCGCTATATCTATCATTATCTTGCTGCCAGGTTTTATGATTACGTGCAGAAAACGTCTGTTCATTCTTCAGTAACATCACTGCGGAAGCCAATGTTTCTTAAAATGCCGGTTCCAGTTCCCCCAATGGAAGAACAGGAACGCATTGTTGCCATTCTCGATAAGTTCGATGCGCTGGTGAACGATCTCTCCTCCGGGCTGCCCGCTGAAATCAAAGCACGCCGCCAGCAGTATGAGTATTACCGGGACAAACTGTTAACATTCAAGGAGGCGGCATGAGCGAAGAACCTGTACGCTATGGCATTGAACCGATTGCGCTTTCTGATGAAAGCACCGTTGTCGCCGAATATATGGTTAGCGAGGTGCGGGAAACCGCCTATCAGTCGGAGGACTCACTTGAAAAGGCATTTATCAAGCAATTGGAACTGCAGGCTTATGACTACCTGCCTATTACCTCCGAAGCCGACCTGATTGCCAATCTGCGCAAGCAACTGGAGAAACTCAACAAGATCACCTTTTCTAATGCGGAATGGGAGCGATTTTTCAGCACCTGCATTTCCGGAGCGAATGATGGCATTGTCGAAAAGACAACTCGTATTAGGAAGATCATATTCAGGTGCTCAGCCGTGATGATGGCACGGTCAAAAACATCTACCTGATTGATAAACAGCATATTCACAACAACAGTCTTCAGGTTATCAACCAATACGAAGTGGAAGGTGCGCGAGCCAACCGTTATGACGTGACGGTACTTGTTAACGGTCTCCCGATGGTGCATGTGGAACTCAAGCGCCGGGGCGTTGATATTCGTGAGGCGTTCAATCAGATCAATCGCTATCAGCGCGACAGTTTCTGGGCAGGTTCCGGCCTGTTTGAGTATGTACAGTTATTTGTGATCAGCAACGGCACCCTGACCAAGTATTACAGCAACACAGTGCGCGACAGCCATCTGGCCGAACAGCGCAGCAAACGCTCGCGCCGTAAAACCTCCAACAGTTTTTCATTCACGAGCTGGTGGGCCGATGCGAGAAATCACCCTATTACTGAGCTGCGTGGTTTTGCCAAAACTTTTTTTGCCCGGCATACATTGTTGAATATCCTGACCCGATATTGTGTGTTTGACGTGGATCGTAAGCTGCTGGTGATGAGGCCCTATCAGATTGCGGCGGCCGAGCAGATTCTGCAACGCATCGCCACCGGTACAAACCATAAGCAACTAGGTAAAACGGCAGCGGGTGGTTATGTCTGGCATACCACTGGCAGCGGCAAGACCTTAACCAGTTTCAAGGCGGCTCAACTTGCGAGAGGCTTGTCAGAAATAGACAAGGTACTGTTTGTTGTAGACCGTAAAGACCTGGATTACCAGACCATGCGCGAGTACGAACGTTTTGAGAAAGGAGCGGCCAACTCAAACACGTCGACGACGGTGTTAAAACGGCAGCTTGAAGATCCAAATGCCCGCATCATCATTACGACTATTCAAAAGCTCAGCCGTTTTGTGGCTCAAAACAAGAAGCATCCGGTCTATGATGCGCATGTCGTGGTCATTTTTGATGAGTGCCATCGCAGTCAGTTTGGCGATATGCACACTGAAATTACCAAATCCTTCAAGCGCTATCACTTGTTCGGTTTTACCGGCACTCCGATCTTTGCAGATAACGCAGGAAGTCACGGTAATCCGCTGCGGCGTACTACTGAACAGGCTTTTGGTGACAAACTGCACACCTATACTATTGTCGATGCCATTACCGATAAAAACGTACTGCCTTTCCGCATCGATTACATTAACACGATTAAGGAATCCCCAAGAGTCAAAGATAAAAAAGTGTCGGCTATTGATACAGAGCGGGCATTGCTCGACCCAAAACGTATCACGCAGGTGGTGAGTTACATTCGGGAACACTTCACCCAAAAAACCAAACGTTCCAGCAATTATTGGCATTCGGTTGTCACGAATGTGACTGAGGTGATTTCCAGCAAGAATAAGATCGAAGCAAGTAAGGCAACTCAGCGAACCAACGGGTTCAATTCACTATTCGCTACGGCCTCCATCGATGCCGCAAAGCGCTATTATGCCGAACTCGCCGCCCAGCAAAAAGGTCTGCCGCCAACACAGCGTCTCAAAGTGGGCCTGATCTACAGCTTTGCCGCCAATGAGGAAGAACCTGACGGGTTGCTAAGTGAAGAGGAATTCGAAGTTGAAGGATTGGATCAAAGTTCGCGGGATTTTCTGGATGCTGCGATCAAGGACTATAATGCCCAGTTCGGCACCAGCTATGACACCTCTGCAGACAAGTTTCAGAACTACTACAAGGATTTATCGCAACGCCTGAAAAACCGCGAGCTCGATTTGGTGATTGTTGTCAATATGTTCCTGACCGGTTTCGATGCGACCACCCTCAACACTTTGTGGGTGGATAAAAATCTGCGTGCCCATGGTCTGATTCAGGCATTCTCCCGTACAAATCGCATTCTCAACTCCGTCAAAACTTACGGCAATATTATTTCCTTCCGTAATTTAGAGAAGGAAACTAACGATGCTCTCGCTCTGTTCGGGAACAAAGATGCCAAGGGCATTGTGCTCTTGAAACCCTATGCCGACTATTACAAGGAATACGAAAAACGGGTTGAAGAATTGACGGAAAAGTTCCCTCTCAATGAATCCATCATTGGCGAAGCGGCTCAGAAGGCGTTTATTAAGCTCTTTGGTTCTATCCTGCGTTTGAAGAACATTCTTACGGCATTTGATGATTTTACAGGGAACGCAATTCTCAGCGACCGGGATTTTCAGGATTATCAGAGTCTGTATCTGAATCTGTTCGCCGAATTTCGCAGCACATCCGAGGCCGAAAAAGAATCGATCAACGATGATGTGGTCTTCGAGATTGAGCTGATCAAGCAGGTTGAGATCAATGTAGATTACATCCTGATGCTGGTTGAAAAATACCTGAAGAAGAAAGGTACGGGCGAAGATAAGGAAATCCGGGCGGCCATCGAGCGTGCGATCAACTCCAGTCCCAGTCTGCGCAACAAGAAAGACCTTATCGAACAGTTCGTGGACTCTGTTTCCACAAATTCCAAAGTTGATGCCCAGTGGGCTGCTTACATTGCGGCTAAAAAGGTGAAGGAACTGGACCGGATTATTGCGGAGGAAAGACTCAACGCTGATGAAACAAAGCTATTCATTGAGAATGCATTCCGAGACGGAGCGATTCCCGTCACCGGAACCGCCATCACAAATATTCTCCCTCCGGTTTCCAGATTCAATAGAAACAATAGTCATGCCGTGAAGAAACAAACTGTGCTGGATAAGCTGAGCATGTTTTTCGAGCGTTTCTTCGGTTTGATTTGAGGTAGTCGGATGATGGCATAAATAAGGATAAATTTTATGAGCAATGATAAGACCGAGTTTTCAGAGTATAAAATTCAAATCGGCACAGAGGACCTGATTGAATCTAAGGTTCTCCCGCTTATCGCTGAAGATCAGGATGCTGGGGGTGCTGACTTCTCCAAGGCCAAAAAGAAATTGCTCGAGGTATTGAAAGAAACTCGGGTACGCATGGGAACGTTGTTAAAAACGGACAATGTTTCCTTCCTGATTGGCGCTGGTGCATCAATAATCTGCTGCGGGGTTTCATTAGCGAACATCCCGAAGCCTCTTGAAGATGCTTTGCTTGCAATGGCCGAGAGCGAAAAAACAGAATCGGGTGCGCCTGAATGGGTACACTGTTTTTATGAAACAGCCTCCCTCATATCAGGGAAAAGTTATTCATTCGATGACCGCAAAGAAAAATGCCCATTGGCTGATGACAAGGAAACCGAGGCTATTTGTATAAACCTTGAAGATTACCTGAGTCATCTTCATATGTGGCGATCAGGTATCGGTAATTTTACGGATACAATCAAAATTGGTCGTACCGGAGTTGACGACCTGATACTGGAAAAGGGAAACCTGGAGGCGCTGATCCGGAAAGTTACAGGATGCTTAACGGATCTTATAAATCTCCCGGCAGCAGGTAAGGAAAGTGAATTAGGGGTCCATAGAAAATTCATAAAGAAGATATTGACCAGACCATTGAATCTTCGACGGGCCAACCTCTTCACGCTCAATTACGATACCCTGATTGAACAGGGAGCTGATGCTGAAGGCGCGGTATTGGTTGATGGTTTTGTCGGCAATATGAAGCGAGTGTTTCGACCTGAATCATACGACCTTGATTTTTATTTTCCGGCACAGACTACTGAAGGCCGAGTCCATCGTTTTGACAGAGCTTTACATCTATACAAGCTTCACGGGTCAATCACATGGCATAGAACCGATCAAGGCTGGGAAAACCCGTATGGTCTGTATGCAACTTATTTCAACCAGCAATGCAAAGATGATGACGTTCTGATATATCCATCACCGCTAAAATATGGGCAGGCGCTTGGGTTGCCTTATTCTGAATTGTTCCGCCGATTCGGAAATGCAGTTGTCCAGCCCCAATCGGTTCTCTTCACCATTGGATATGGGTTTGGCGATGAGCATGTAAATGCGATTATTCGACAGGCGTTAGCAATACCGAGCTTTACATTGATTGTCGTGGACCCAAACCCGAGCAGTGATTTTGTGAAGGAACTACAGAAAATTGGCGACGAACGGGTTTGGATCGTTTCAGGATGGGATATCGGTACATTCGGCAACTTTGTTAAGCAGCTGCTTCCTGATCTCAGAGAAGAGGAAATTGATGCAAAAGTCATGAAGACCTTTAAGGCTCTCGCCTATAAAGAAGCCCAGCCGGAGGTCGAAGATGTCGAATGATCATGAAATCGGGCGTGTCGTTGCTGTTGACACAGCTCAAGTGACCATAGAGCTGAATCGAGATCTGAAAGCTCTCACCCGCTCAACATATGAAGGAACCATAGAGGTCGGGTCGATCAACTCCTATGTGATTATACCTGTCGGTCCCCGAAGAATTGTTGCCATGGTGACACGCGTTGTCCTCACAGAAGAAAGTGAGCTCAAGGCAGATAAAACAATGGTGTCCTTGCCTTCATCTCGACGTCTGATGAAAGCAACGATGATTGGTACGATTGACGAAAATGAATTCAAGCAAGGGATTAATCTTTTCCCTGTACTGGACTCACCGGTATTGATCACAAAGCGTGAAGATCTGGATGCTATTTTCGGCAAAAAATGTGCCTGCGAATATGATTCTGATGACCCGGGATACTGCATCCCTGTGGGGCGATCTGCGGTTTTCCCAGATTATGATATCATAATTGACCCCGACACGTTCTTCGGCAAGCACGCTGCAATTATTGGGAGTACCGGATCTGGGAAATCCTGCTCAATAGCAACCATTTTGCAGTCCGTGATTGAGCATCCACAGGTAAAGCAAACACGATTTGTCATCTTGGACACGAACGGCGAGTATCGATCCGCTTTTCAGAAAGTGAATGGAAGCCAATGGAGCGATGCAAAACCTGCATTTAAATCTTTATACATTCCAACAGATCCTAACGAGAAAGAAAAGCTGGCGATCCCATACTGGTTTATGGATTCTGATGACTTTGTACGGATTTTCCGGGCCTCACCCGGTGTGCAAAGGCCAGTCTTGCTTAATGCGCTTTCCTCTGCACGTAACAGCTCCAGTACCGGGAGTGCATGGCTTCAATTGCGCGAAGATATAATCAAAGAATGTAATCGTGTTTTAGGTTATTGCTCTGGTGGTGATAAAGGTGATGCAAAGGCTATACGCCAGTTATGTGATGGCCTTGTGGGCTATCTGGACAATCCTGCCAATGCAGACGCTATTACACTGATAGGCCAAGCATATCCTTCAGTCACCCTTGACGGGTTAAAAAGCATTTTTAGCACCGTCTGTGACATTGCCAGGGAGGGAATATCTTCGGAAGGGCAAAAATACGAGTCATACGCTCAAATCGACCTCGGAAAACAAACCCGAATCAAAGAACAAATTAACCCTTTGTTATCTACTCTGTCGCGCCTGCCTGATGGTGATGAGTCTCTCTCCGTGGCTACTGCTGATTGCCCATCTTATTTTAGTCGCACTGATTTCCGCTATCGACACATTGAAGAGGCCATGTCCAGAGATGATGGAAGCTCAAGCAGAGCAAGGGATAATTGCTCTACCATGCTCATGCGAATTTTCAGGCTTCTTGAGGATTCAAGGTTTGAGTTTCTTTTCGGTCCATCAACAAAAGAATGGCCCCAGATAAAGCATTCACTTGCCGCCTTTTTACGGGATTTGCTCGGCTTAGAAAGCAATCCGGATAGAGATTTATCCGGTTCAGAGAGCCTTCAAGATAACCTTCTGCCGTTTTACGATAGGCAGAGAAAGGGTTCCTCAAGATCCAATGTCGTTATTGTCGATCTCAGCCTCTTAGCCTCAGAGGTTCTGGAAAACGTTACAGCTCTTATTGGACGTTTGATACACGAATTTATGCAACGCCTGAGCTTCCCAGAAAGTGGTATAGGCCGTGGCGAATTCCCTGTTGTGCTTGTTCTTGAAGAGGCCCAGAACTATATCCGAGAAGGCAAAAAGAATGAAGACGACTCCATCTCGAAGCAAGTATTTGAACGGATAGCACGCGAGGGACGTAAATTTGGATTGGGATTAGTTGTTGCTTCTCAAAGACCAAGTGAGATGTCTAAAACGGTGCTTTCGCAATGCAACTCCTTCGTGGTGCATCGACTGCAGAATCCTGAAGACCTTCGGTACTTTCGAGAAATTGTCCCCGGGATATATGGGCAATTACTTGAGCAGTTACCGGCACTGGCTCCACGAAGCGCTCTTGTGCTTGGAGAATGTGTGCAGGCTCCCGCATTGGTTGAAATGAGGGAAGTTGACCCGGCTCCTCGAAGCAAAAATCCTCAGTTTTTTAAAAGCTGGTCCACCGATAGTAAGACACCTGATATCGAAAAGATCTGTGCCAAATGGGAAAATAACGTCGATAAGGGAGATGAAGAAGTCGAGGTTTCTGAATGAAAATCCTCCACACATCAGACTGGCATTTAGGCCGCTCCCTTTACGGCCGGAAACGCTATGAGGAGTTCTCTGCGTTTCTGGATTGGCTGGTTAAGACTATCGAAGATGAAAAGATCGATGCCCTGCTTGTCGCCGGTGATGTGTTCGATACCAGCACACCCAGCAACCGGGCGCAGGAGCTCTACTATCGTTTCTTCTGCCGAGTGGCCGCATCCTGCTGCCGTCATGTTGTGGTCGTTGCCGGAAACCATGATTCACCGTCATTTCTGAATGCCCCGAAGGAGCTGCTTCGGGCGCTCAATGTGTATGTGGTTGGCTCGATGACCGAAGCCTTGGAGGACGAAGTCTTTGTTCTTCACGCAGATGATAAGCCGGAGGCTATTGTCTGCGCTGTGCCTTATTTGCGGGACAAGGACATCCGCACAGTCGAACCGGGAGAAACGATCAACGATAAAAACGCCAAGCTCGTTGAAGGATTGAAAAACCATTACGCGGATGTTTGTGCGATTGCGGAACAGAAACGAGCCGAATTCAAAAGCGCCGGGCATGATGACATTCCCATCGTTGCCATGGGCCACCTCTTTACTGCAGGCGGTAAGACCGTTGATGGTGATGGTGTCCGGGAACTCTATGTGGGATCACTGGCACATGTCGGTGAGGAGGTGTTCCCTTCGTCAATCGATTATCTTGCCCTTGGCCATCTGCATGTTCCTCAGGCGGTCGGCAGTGCGGAGCACATCCGCTATTGTGGTTCGCCCATCCCAATGGGCTATGGCGAAGCGACTCAGGAAAAGAAGGTCGTGCTAATAGAGTTCAACAGCACCACGCCAGATATCCAAGAACTCTCTGTACCGTGTTTTCAGGAGCTGATTCGCATTGTTGGATCGCTGGATGATATCCACGCCAAGCTGGAGGATCTCAAAAAGGTAGAAAGCGCTGCATGGCTTGAGATCGAATACACCGGCAGCGACATCATCGGCAACCTGCGCGAGATGCTCGACGAAGCTATGGCCGATTCAACCATGGAAATCCGCCGGATCAAAAACCGGCGTGTCATGGACCGGGTGATCAGTACGGTCGCGGAGGATGAAACCCTCGATGATCTGGATGCCGGAGATGTTTTCACCCGCTGTCTGGATGCTTTTGATGTGCCCGATGAAGACCGTGAGGAACTGACGGTCTCCTACAACGAAATAATCAAGTCTCTCCATGAAGAAGACGTCAACGCGGAATAGAGAGGCTGATTATGAAGATACTTGAACTCAGATTTAAGAACCTCAACTCCCTCTACGGTGAATGGGTCATAGACTTCACTGATCCCGAATACGTATCCAACGGCATCTTTGCTCTGACCGGTCCGACCGGTGCGGGCAAGTCGACAATTCTTGATGCCATCTGTCTGGCCCTGTATGGAGCCACGCCACGCCTTGGGAAAATCACCAAGAGCGGGAATGAAATAATGTCCCGCCAGACCGGTGAATGCTACGCTGAGGTCTTGTTTGAATCCCAGGCTGGTCGATTCCGCTGTCACTGGGAACAGCGCCGGGCACGGAAAAAGGCTGAAGGCAACCTGCAGGATCAGGAACACCAGATTGCAGACGATGCTACGGGCAAGCCTATAGAAACCAAGAAGAGTCTTGTTGGCGGTGTCATTGAAGAAAAAAACGGGATGGACTTCGATCGTTTCACCCGCTCCATTCTGCTGGCGCAAGGCGGCTTCGATACCTTCCTTAAGGCTGATGTTGAACAGAAGTCCAAGATCCTCGAGCAGATCACCGGCACCGAAATCTATTCAGAAATCTCACGGCGTGTTCATGAGCGCCAGCGTGATGAGCGGGAAAAGCTCAACATCCTGAACGCCGAAACATCCGGCATTGTGATTCTCGAGCCCGAACAGGAAAAGGAAATTCAGGACGAGCTCACGGCCAAGTTGAAACAGGAGGCTGAGCTTGCCGGTAAATCAACTGAAACAGGCAAAGCCATTACATGGCTGACCACCATTGAAGACCTGAAAAAAGAGATCCTCAACCTAACAGATGAAGCCGCCAAACTGAAGGTCGACACCGAGGTGTTCAAGCCGGAACGAGCCAAGCTTGAACTTGCCACCAAAGCCGCGTCTCTGGACGGAACATACGTGAGCGTAACATCCCTACGCAAGCAGCAAGCCGACGATCAGGCTGCTTTAAAAACGGATCAAGCCGCACTTCCTGAGCTTGAATCATCTGCAAACACACAAACAGAGGCTCTCAAATCTGCTGAACAGCTCACCCTGAAAGCCAAAGAGGAACTGAAAACGGCAGCCCCTTTGATCCAGAAAATCCGGTCACTTGATCAAAAAATTGCCGAACAGACAAAGGCGGTATCGGAAGGCGCTGATGCTTGTACCAAGGAAGCCGGAAAGATTGAGACCGACAAGCAGTCCCGGGTGAAGGAACTGGAAAAACGGACTGCCGCAGAGAAAACGTTGGAGGCTGCAGAACTGTACCTCAAAGAGAATGTGCGGGATGAATGGCTGATCAGTGGACTGGCCGGAGTTAAAGAACAATTCGGCAGCCTGCTCGCCAAACAACAGGAACTCACGCAGAAAGAAACTGATCTCAAAAATGCCGATACGGCCCTAACAGGTGCCGCAAAGAAACTTGAGGAAGCCTCCAAACAATGCTTCCTCAAAAAACAGGAGCTGGAGTCAGCCGCTAAAAATCTTCAGCAAGGCAAGGATGCCCTTAGCGCCTTGCTGGGCGACAAACTGCTCCGGGAATATCGCACCGAGAAGGATACCCTTCTTCGTGAAATGGCCTTTATCAGGAAAATTGAGGAGCTTGAAGACCATCGGGCCAAGCTGGAAGACGGCAGGCCCTGTCCGCTCTGCGGCTCGAACGACCATCCCTTTGCCGAGTGCAATGTTCCGGTTCCCGATGAAATCGAGCAAAAGATCGAATCGCTGACCAAGCTGATCGACAAGGCTGACGAACAGGAAGCCGCCATCAAAAAGCTGGAACAGGCGGAAACCGCTGCCCGTAAAAACCTGAATGACACTGAGAAGCTGGAAACCGAAGCGGCCAATGACAAGAAGGCCGCAGAAAAAACGCTCGCTGAATTGAAGGACACCCTCGTGAAGCTTCGGACCGGCTTTGATGAGATCAAGCTGGTGGTTTCCGGGAAACTCCAGCCACTTGGCATTTCTGAAATACCGGAGGCAGAGGTCGAGTCACTGCTCGAATCCCTTAAATCAAGACTGAAGGCATGGCAGGAACAGGTAAAACAAAAAACCGACATCGAAAAACAGATTGCCGACATCGACAGCGAAGTGAAGCGTCTGGATGCCGTGATTGATACGCAGGTCAAGGCTCTGACTGAAAAACAGGAAACTCTGGAACGACTCAAAAAGTAACTGGCCGACGGAACGGAAGAGCGGAAGCAATTGTATGGCGACAAAAAGCCTGATGACGAAGAAGGCCGACTGAACAAAGTCATTGCCGATGCCGAAAAGGCCGAGAAGAAAGCCAGAGACCTGAACACCGAGCTGCAGCAGAAACTGACAACGGCCAAGACCCATATTGACTCCCTGAAGAAACGCATTGAACAAAGAACACCTGAACTGCAAAAAGCGGAAACCGACTTCTCAGCCGCTCTGATTCCGGCAGGCTTTGCAGATGAGAAAGCCTTCCTCGAAGCCAGACTGTCACAGGAAGATCGGGAATCTTTATCTTCCCGGGCAAAGGAGCTCGATGACGCGGGAACGGAGCTCAAAGCTAAACAGAAAGACCGGGAGACGCGTCTGGCCACAGAGATTGCTAAAAAGCTTACGGATAAGACGCTTGAGGAACTGGAACCGCAGTTCAAAGAATTTGAAGAGTCCCTGAAAGAATTGCGCGATGCCGTTGCCGGTCTCAAGCACAAGCTGAGTGAAAATACGGCTGCCAAAGAACGGATAAAGGAAAAGCAGTCCGCCATCGAGGCTCAGAAAAAAGAGTGCCATCGCTGGGAAAAACTGCATGGCCTCATCGGTTCAGCCGACGGGAAAAAGTACCGCAACTTTGCTCAGGGATTGACCTTTGAGTTGATGGTTTCCCATGCCAACCGGCAGCTGGAAAAAATGACCGACCGCTATCTGCTGATCCGTGATGTTCCTCCCGCCCTGCGGTCGGCAGGAACGGCGCTTCGGATTTCAATTCGCTTTATCCGCCCGCAGGCGGGCGAACAAACCTGATTCACCAGACATCTTCTTTAAAAACGTTGTTTTTAAGAATCTGCTGGTGATCCGAAGCGCCGATAAGCAGCCGCTGGAACTGAATGTCGTCGATAACTATCAGGCCGGTGAAATCCGCTCGACCAAGAACCTGTCAGGCGGTGAAAGCTTTATCGTCAGCCTGACGCTGGCGTTGGGGCTGTCGAAAATGGCCAGCCGGAAAGTAAGGGTGGATTCCCTGTTTCTCGATGAAGGCTTCGGCACCTTGGATGAAGAAGCTCTGGAGACCGCTCTGGAGACCGCTCTGGAAACCTTATCCGGTCTGCAGCAGGACGGCAAGCTGATCGGAATCATCTCCCATGTATCTGCACTGAAAGAAAGAATCAGCACCCAGATAAATATCACACCAGTCTCCGGTGGCCGCAGCTCGCTGTCCGGCCCGGGATGTACAAAGGTGGTTAAAAGTGAATAACAGGGAGAGATACTGATGGCAAAAAGGAGATACCTGACAAAATCCAGATTCAAGCTGGCAACTGAATGCCCGACCAAGCTCTTCTACACCGGAAAAAGCGAGTACGCCAACCAGAACCTTGATGATAGCTTCCTTCTTGCACTGGCTGATGGCGGCTTTCAGGTGGGCGACCTGGCTAAATGTTACTTCCCCGGTGGTCATGATATCAAAACACTGGATTACGACGAGGCTCTCGCTGAAACCAACAGACTCCTGCAACTGGATCAGGTAACCATTTACGAAGCGGCAATAGCGACCAACACACTATTCATCCGTGCGGATATTCTGGTTAAAAACGGTAATCGTCTCAGCCTCTATGAAGTGAAAGCCAAATCCTTTGATCCCGACGCTGAAGACCCGTTTGCTAATAAAAACGGGACGATCAAATCAGGATGGAAATCTTACCTCTACGATGTGGCCTTTCAGAAATATGTGATCAATCAGGCGCTGCCTCAATATACCGTCTCCGCCCACCTCATGATGGCCGATAAATCTGCGACCTGCCCAACCGATGGACTTAACCAGAAGTTTCGGTTGGTGAAGGACGCCAATGGACGAAAGTCTGTATCGGCATCAGAAACACTGACCGATGCGGATCTGACACCGCCGATTCTCTGCAAGGTAAATGTTGATACCGAATGCGAGCAGATTTATGCCGGTACAGATGGCGGCAGTGATCAGTCCCTCAGCTTTACACAGCGAGTTGATCTGTTTGCAGAGCACTATGCTTCGGATATCAAAATACCGTCACCTGTTTCAACCAACTGCTCCGGCTGCGAGTTCTATACAAAGGATGGCGAAGAGCAGTCCGGCTTGTTGAGCGGAAAGAAAGAATGCTGGAAAGCCAATCTGGGCTGGAAGGACGAGGATTTCGAGAGTCCAACCGTGCTCGATGTCTGGAACTTCAGAAAAAAGGCCAAGCTCATTGAGGCTGGCTGCATCAAAATGTCCGACCTTACCGAGGAGGATGTGGTTCCTAAGCCCGACAAAAAGCCGGGTATCTCTGCCAGCGAACGCCAGTGGCTTCAGATTGAGAAATTCCAGAACGGTGACACTTCGATCTGGCTGGATCAGGAAACCCTGCAGAGCGAGTTGAGCAGCTGGGTGTTTCCGCTCCATTTCATTGACTTTGAAACCACCATGGTGGCCATACCGTTTAATGCAGGTCGCAGACCTTACGAGGGGATCGCGTTTCAGTTTTCCATCATATCGTTCACGAGGATGGCACAGTGGAGCATTTCGGTGAGTATTTGAATACGGAACAGGGAGCGTTTCCAAATTATGAATTTGTGAGAGCCCTGAAGGCTCAACTTGAAAATGACAACGGCAGCATCTTCCGCTACTCCAACCATGAAAACACGTTCCTCAACATGATTTACCGCCAGCTTCAGGCTGATCAGCGGGAAATTGAAGACCGGGAGGAATTGTGCGCGTTCATCAGGTCTATCACCCAAGCCGTGAAGGACTCTGTTGAGCAGTGGACCGGCGAGCGCAACATGGTCGACATGTGGGAAATTGTTAAGCGCTACTATTACGACCCAGTCACCAATGGCTCCAACTCAATCAAACAGGTGCTACCGGCAATCCTGAACAGTTCGGCCTTTCTGCAGGATAAATATTCAAAGCCCATCTACGGCGCAACTGATGGAATCCCGAGTATCAACTTCAAAGACTGGCAGTGGATCAAAATCAAGGACGGAAAAGTTGCCGACCCATACAAAATGCTGCCGAAGATGTTTCAGGATATTTCAGACAAAGATATGGGCATCTTGAGTGACGATGATGAGCTGCGAGATGGTGGTGCAGCCCTGACCGCTTATGCCCGGATGCAGTTTGAAGAAATGTCGGAATATGAACGTGAGGAGATCCGGAAGGCTCTGCTCAAATATTGCGAATTGGATACCATGGCAATGGTCATGATTTATGAAGGTTGGAAGGACCTTCTGCAACAGGAACAACAAAACTGAAGGTACGAAAAATGTCAGCCAACCTGATCGAAACAACGGTTAACGTCTCAAGCACTGACTTGGCATACATACTTGAATTCGCTGAAACTGCAGCAACGAACTTAAAGGATGAGCTCCGCAACGAGCTTGTGGATCTCGATCTGGACGACGAGGCCCTTGACGGAATTGCCGAAATAGCACGAGAGGAAAGACGTAAACTTGGATAAAGGCAAATAATATGAACGTTCAAGACGCAGCCATTCAGATATTGAAGGACGCTGGAAAGCCTCTCCATGCAAAAGAGATTGCCGAGCGGATCATTGAAGCGGGCTTGTGGGTAGCAAAAGGCAAAACGCCGGAGGCCACTGTCAGTGCCCGCCTTTACTCGGATATTAAAAAGCATAGGGACCAGTCGACCTTTGTGAAGGTTGCGCCTCAGACGTTCTTTCTTCGGGATACGCAGCTTGTTGCTGTTTGCGATGCCAAGGAGCCGGAGCGAAGTGCCGCGAGCTCTTCGGTTAAGTCGAAAGAGACATTCTCATTTCTGGATGCTGCAGAAAAGGTGCTGGATCAGTTTGGTAACCGGAACTCCATGCATTACCGGGACATCACTGACAAGGCCCTGAATCAGGGGTGGTTGAATACCTCCGGCAAGACTCCCGAAGCAACTATGAACGCCCAATTGGTGACTAAACTCAAACGGGCAAAGGCCAGCGGTGAGCCCGGCCGTTTTGTTCGCACATCACCCGGGTATTACAGCCTCGTCAAATGGATGGGAACCGGCCTGCCGTATCAGATTTCCAAGCACAATCGAGAGATCCGGAAAAAGCTGCTGTCCCAGCTGATGGACTTGAGTCCAGCTCAATTTGAGGAGCTGGTTGGACAGCTGCTGGCTGAGATGGGTTTTGAAAGCATCGAGGTTACCAAGTACGGCGGCGATGGCGGTACTGATGTCCGGGGCACGCTGCTGATCAGCGATGTGGTCCGGATAAAGATGGCTGTTCAGGCAGAACGATGGAAAGGCAATATCCAAAGCCCGACCGTTCAACAGGTGCGCGGCAGTCTTGGTGCCCATGAACAGGGATTGATCATTACCACCAGCGACTTCAGCACCGGGGCCATCAAGGAAGCCAATCAGCCGGATAAAACACCCGTGGGCCTCATGAATGGCGAACAGCTGGTCACACTGCTGATGGAATACAACATCGGTGTCCGCCGCATGTCACACGATCTTTTCGAGCTGGAGGAACTGCCGATCGCTGAAAAAGAGAACGATTTAGAAAATAAGGGGCTGAAATGAAAAGCAGACTGAAAAATCTTTACAAATACCTGATTGAAAACCGGAAACACGAAGTCAAAGGCTGGCATGATGCCTATCGTGATTTTTACGGTCAGGTCGGGCAAATCCGTGAACGCATCAAATCAGGAGAGGGTTTGTCTCAAAGTGACGAGGCTTTCCTGAAGCAGCTCCTCTATGAAAAAAGTAACGGAATCGCTTCTCGCGGCCAGTCTGTTTTGAGTAATGACAACTTCCAGTCATTCATCAAAAACAAGGAATTCATATCCGCGTTGGAACAATTCATCCTGACTCCCAACAAAGATGGCTTCAGGAAATTTGACGAAGCGTGGTCTGCCCAAGGCAAGTCCAACAATCCAGTTCTCGTCAATCGTGTTGCAGCCGCTTGCACGCTCGAAGTTTCCACAACAGTCGATTCTGGTAAGTTTAATCAGGTCTTCAGCTGGCTTATACGTGAAGGAATTATCCCGGCATATCCGGCCGAAGAGGATCAAGATTGGTATTCAAAAAACATTTTCCTGCTGAAGATCATCAAAGATGAGTTCAGCGATGAGCTTCGGGACAATAAAACGGACGAGTTTTATCTGAGTCAGTTTGTTTGGGTGCTCTATGAGAATCTGTCCAATCCATTCAGCCTGAAAAAGCAGATCGTTAAATATGGTGCTCCCGGAACTGGGAAGACATACCAAGCACGCCAGCAGACCTCTCTGTTATTTGATATCTGGAAAGAAGAGTTTGCTCCGAACAGCAGTCTCACACATGGAAGTCAGATTGAGCTGGTGCAATTCCATCCTTCTTTCAGTTACGAAGACTTCATGGAAGGATTACGCCCCGTTTTGGATGGTAACGGAACTGCGCAGCTGACATTGCAGAATGGTGTTTTCAAAGAGTTTTGCCGAAACGCCGGAAAGTGGGAAATTGATGTTCGCAGCCTTGGTCTCGATAGGGACTGGGAATCAATCACGATCGATGAGCTTCGTCCCCATAGAGAAAAATTATCAGGTGATTATTGGCAGTACATTTTCGAAATATCAGACTCATCCAAGCTGGTATCCGATGCTGTGCCTCCATTCTTCTTTATAATTGATGAAGTGAACCGGGCTGAGTTGTCTCGGGTTTTTGGTGAGCTGATGTATTGCCTGGAATATCGAGGCATTAAAGGCAGCGTCAAAACCCAATATGCCAACCTGAATAACGAACACACCGGCATGCTTCAGACCGATCAAGGATACCTGTTTTTCATCCCGACAAACATCTATCTGATCGGAACGATGAATACCATTGACCGGAGTGTGGAAAGCTTTGATTTCGCTCTCCGACGCAGATTCCGCTGGGAAGAAGTAACGCCGGATACAGGGCTGTTGAGATACCATCTGAACCAGTTCTGCAAAACCTGGGTCCCTCTGGCGGATAACCTTGAACGGCTGAACACCCAGATAGCCAAGGAACCTTTGCTGGGCCATGATTACCAAATCGGGCATGCCTATTTGATGAACTTGAAGTATGCCACCAGCCTTACGGTTGCGGAAGTAAGAGAGCGTGTCTGGGATGATTGCATCCGGCCTTTGCTGCAGGAATACCTACGCGGTACCGGCAAGGAGGCTGAGCTCATCGGTTCTTTCGGAAAGGCATTCGGGGTTTAAATCGTGTGGCTGTTCGATATCATAAAGAACGGGACTCTGGTCGATAACCAGTCTTATTTGGTCAACCAAGGCATCTTGACCAATAGGCGTTTGGGTGAATCGATTACCCTCAGCACCAAATCAAAAGGCCAGTGGACCTATCCTCATAACGACGAGTCTGCTATTTGGCATTTTTTGAATTCGGTTTCTCGTGATGTCGAAAAAACGCTGAATGACAATATTGCCGATGCCCTAATCCTCTTCAATGATGAAGATTACGAACACAATACCGACGGCGGCTTTATCGGTGTAACCGGTACGGATGCCAGAAACTTCAATCTCACCACAGGCAATCTGATTGGGTTTGTCAAACGTGGCGATTATTCCCTGAAGATCAGCTCTCGGTTTGGTGATGCTTTCCTTCAGTACATCATTGCCGATGCCGACGGGTTTCTCGAACTGGAAAACATTGGCGGCGAAAGCCACGGTGATGGATATGAGTGGCTTCTTGCATATCTTTGGAATATCAAATTCAAGAGAGCTTACCGGCTGGGGCTTCCCAAGACCTACATTACAAAGAATGATCGGATTTCCCGTGTGCGTGGAACAATCAATGCGGTTGACTACTTCCGAAATAAAACCTCTGGAAAATATTTGTGCTCCTATCGAGAGCACAGCTACGACTGCCCCGCGACCTCACTTTTCATCAAAGCCTATGAGTCGGTTGAGCACTACTCTTTTTGCCAGCGTACAAGGAATGTCTACAATGCGTTTCTTACCGCTAATCAGGGTGTGAAAAGATCCCGTCAGGAAATTTTGAGAACACCGTATTTCACCAATCCCTTCTACAACGACTATAACGTGCTGATAGATCTGTCGAAGCAAGTCATCAGCCAGCAAGGTTCTGATTTTGACTCCCAGCATGATTCGAGCGCCTTCTTTTTCGATATATCGATGCTTTTCGAATATTTCATCCGGAAACTCATCAAACGAGATGGGGTCCGACTGTTAAGCAAGTTCGAGCAACGCTATGAAATACCGGCAGGTGCTCTTGGCAGCTACATGCGCAAACTTGAACCGGACCTTGTTTTTGAGAGTGATGGCGGCCTGTACGTCTTTGATGTGAAGTATAAAGCCTTTGACCCACAATTCGGGGTCAAGCGTGAGGATCTTTTCCAGCTGCACACATACATAGGGCAGTATGGGAATGGAGCGTCTATAAAGGGGTGTGGCTTTGTTTACCCGATATCTGAAGAGAGATGGATTGCACTCAATCTGGATAAAACGCAGGGGCTGATTTCCGATGTTATTCGCCAGCAGGGGCAAGATATCCCGTTTCATGTTCTTTTTCTGAAAATCCCTGACAATACATCTCTTGATTTTAACAGGCTCATGAGCGAACAGTGTCGTATGTTCATTGATACTATCCATTCGAAAATACTGATTAAGGAGAAGATTGCTGTATGGGCATAGACAGAACATCCAGAGCCCAAGGATGCCTGCTTGGCCAGCTTGCCGGTGATGCACTGGGGAGTCTGGTTGAGTTTCAGTCCCCGGATGATATCCGGCGCGGCTACCCTGATGGCGTCCGGGAGCTGGCGGATGGCGGCACATGGAATACCATTGCCGGTCAGCCGACCGATGATTCCGAGATGGCTCTGCTCCTTGCCCGGCTACTGGTGAAAACCCGTTCGTATGACCCAGAGGCGGCACGCAAGGAATATCAATACTGGCTGAGTTCCGATCCGTTTGATTGCGGCATGACCATTTCTGCCGGGCTGCGTGGAAATCCAAACCCGGACAGTCAGGCCAATGGAGCCATGATGCGGATCAGCCCGCTCGGGATTTTCGGAGCCGGATTTGAACTGAATCATGTGGCCGAATGGGCGATGCAGGATGCGGCACTCACACATCCCAACCTGATCTGCCAACAGGCGAACGCGCTGTTTGCCATGGGAATTGCCCACGCCATTCAATCCGGCTGTGACCGCAAAAAGCTGTACCAGCACATCCGGCAGTGGGCTGCAGACATGCCCGTTGAACCCGCTTTGCTGGATACCATCGACAAGGCTGCCAAAGAGCCGCCAGTGGACTATGTTCACCAGCAGGGCTGGGTGTTGATCGCTTTTCAGAATGCCCTGTATCAGCTGTTCCACGCCCCGAGCCTTGAGGACGGTGTTGTCGATACCATTATGCGCGGAGGTGACACCGATACCAACGCGGCCATTTGTGGGGCACTGTTAGGCGCTGTGTGCGGTCGGGAGGCTATTCCGGCCCAGTGGCTCGACTGCCTGCAAAACTGCCGCCCAGAGGCCGGACATCCGCAAATACGCCATCCACGCCCGGAATGCTTCTGGCCGGTGGATGTGTTGGAGCTGGCAGAGAGGCTGATTAGCGATATTGATTGAGGAGGAACTATGGACGACTTACAAATGCAGCTTTTGATTGATCTGCATAGATCAAATTTTAGACAAGGCCCGGGAGGCGAAGCCGAGACAAAACAGGCTTTGATGCTGGCCGGGCTCGATAGATCACGCCCTTTGAAAATTGCGGATATCGGTTGTGGTACCGGTGCTTCAACTATCCAACTTGCCAAGGAACTGGATGCTGAAATTACCGCCGTGGACTTCCTACCGGAGTTTCTTGAGGAACTTCAAGCCAGAGCCACCGACCACGGCGTGGCAGACAAAATAACCACCTTGAGCTGTTCCATGGACGCGCTGCCTTTTACCGATGAGGAGTTCGATGTCATCTGGTCGGAGGGTGCGATCTATAATATGGGTTTTGAAGCCGGAGTATCAGCTTGGAGGCGCTTCCTGAAACCGGGAGGCAAACTCATCGTTTCGGAAATCACATGGCTGACCGCTGAACGACCATCCGAGCTTCAATCTCACTGGGATGCAGAGTATCCCGAGATCGATGTTGCCTCGGCAAAAATCGGAATCCTCGAAAGGCATGGCTACATTCCGGAAGGCTATTTTTATCTGCCCACGAGCTGTTGGATCGACAATTACTACCGGCCCATGCAGAACGGGTTCGATTCCTTCCTCGAACGGAATGGTGGGAGCGATCAGGCAAGGGAAATTATCGAATGTGAAAAGGCTGAAATTACCCTCTATGAAAAGCACCGGGAGCACTACAGCTATGGCGTTTACATCGCCAAAAAGATCTGAAGGTGATGTATGGGAAGGCAATCAGACATGAGTTGTGAAACACACCGTCGGGTATTCAATCGGGAATCGAACCCACGTCCGTTCTCTGTTTCGGGAAAATGTAGAGAATTAAATTTCTCTCGGCGTCCGGCAGTCTGAAGGGGTTTGATGTGTGATAAGATGTTGAATAAACAGGATTTATGGATATGATTTAGTTTGGAGAATGAATTGGGGTAAGGCTCCGTGTCCTCCACCATTTATATCTTATAATAACAAATAGTTATTT